AATATTTTAGAGAGGAGATGCGTTTGAGGGACACCATACATAATTTATAAAAATTTTATATAGAAATATTTTAGAGAGGAGATGCATTCGAGGGACACCATACAAACCATTCCCCCCTGCATTGAATCGGCGGGAAGTCCCCTATAAGATCGAGTATTAATCAATAAACTTTATATCGTTATGAAACAGTGTTATTATGTTGCTAGACTCTATTCTAAGCTAATGCCAACTATTATAGAGGAATTCCCTTTCACATCTGAAGGCTATGTAGATGCTAAGGCTTATGCTGAGATTATGTCTCGTACTAAGGGTGCTACTTATGTTGTATTAATTGTAGATAATGAGTAACTATGGATTATGTTGAGAATGATTTCACTGATGCATTAATTGATGCTATATGTGGAGAAACTATTGAGGAGGATGACAATGAAGACATTAGGTAAGTTATTGTTCTTACTTGTATCCTTCGTAGTTGAGGGATGTAAGTACTGCTGGTACACAGTGAAGAAGTGGTTTATGATGGGTTACTACGATAAGTAGTAACCTTATCACACCAATACAAATCACACTCCAATTCAAATAGAGAGTATTAACTTAAATTAACGCATTATGAGTACAAAAGAAGTAAATAACCTTGTTAGTCTTGTTGCTGATACAGCCTTTAGTATCGCTGGTGGTATTATAATAGTATGATATCAAATAAAGAAGTGAGAGATCATGTTGTAGATGTAATTAACTCACTATTTGATGCTAAGTACGAAAGTAAATCTACTGACTATAGAATATAGACTATACAGTAATTACCTGTAACCACCGCGCACCAAGGCAAACCAAACACGCCTGCAACAAAACGGGAGAGAAATATAAGGGATTAGAGAACGCTAGATATTTAAACACCGTAATATATAGCTATATTTACATTTTTACTCACCATTAAAAAAACAAAGTCATGGCAACATTTAAATTAATCGAAGCTGAGATTAGAACAGTTCCTCAGGGAAAGAACAATGCTGGTAAGAAATATCTTATCGGTAAGTTAAAGAATAATGCATGTTTTTGGGAAGAAGCCAGAACATACACCAACTTTGACGATGCAGTAGTGAACGCATTTATGCAATTACTTCCTATTGCAAAAGGTGGAACAGCTCAACAAGAGCAACCATTGCCACCTGAGATGACAACAGTATGTGGTAAATGGGTAGATTACGTACCACCACAGAAGTTCTACAAAATCCATTTGTCTAATCATCCAGCCGGAACTCGGATGGTAAATGGACAGACTGTACAAACTCCTGAGATACATGCAGGAGACCTTGTAAAGGCTGGAGGCATTCCAACTGTATTCACCACACTACGTGTCTTTTGTCAGACATATCGTGATGATGAAACCAATGAAATCGTATACAGAGCTGGTTGCTCTCCTGCAGAAGTAGGAGGAAGAGCATTTCAAGCTTATTGTATTCCTATCGCAGAAGACAATTCACCTCAACAGGTAAATGAGTCAACAATGCAACAACAAAACGAAGGAGTAGTGCCAACTCAACCGCAAACTGTACAACAACCAGTTCAACAGGCAGCTCCAAAGCAAGGTCAGAGTCAACAACCGACTTATAACCAGAACATGATGGGAACAGGAATGTTGTAGGAGAATTAGCTGGTCTACCGAAAGGTAGACTGGCTTTTTTTATTTGTCAATAACTCAACAATTCAAATAGAAACTTTATTAACAATCACTTAGCTCTGAAAATTATTAACAATTAAATATATGACGACAAATAATGAATTCAAATTCTGTATCGCCTTTGCAGTAGTACTATTATTAGCCAGCATTATCTGTTATCATTTTGTAGGCATATGAAAATATTTATTGCAAAGTATCCAGGTAAATACCCAGGAATGGGTGGAGGAATGATCATAGTTGCAGCTAACTCATTAAATGAGGCTGTAGACTACGCAAGACCATATAGCAAGGATTATACTATTGAGTATTTTCATGAGGCTAACAATATATTGTACTCTGGTGAAGCTGGAGTAATTGCGGAAGATCATTACGATGAAATATAAAAGATATAAAAAACTCAATAACTTCCCAAGACATTGAGGGCACCAGTTTCTTATAATAGTGTAGTTGGCATGCGTTACGTAGTTATAAGTTTTAGGTGTAAAATGCAGTTTTTGATAAACAGATTTGTCGCAAAGTAACTATTCTGTGAAATGCAATTTACTTCTTATGTTGTGAAACATACACGCCACGTTACAGTTATAATAGTATAAGTTAGGTATGCCCTTATAAAGACTTAGGTAACGCTAAGGACTATACTATTATAACTCTTTTCTTAATGCAGCTACAAAAAAGCCGTGACAAGCCGGTTATATGGAAATGCAGAGTCAAGAAGCTATACCGCTTTATTATGCACAAATAAAGTTAAAGATTGTATAGTAATCCACGTGGTAGAGGCACAGTTAGGTTCGCTGTGGTGCAACTCTTATTAGTAACTAATCCAAAGCAAGTATAGGAGAACAGGTTTTTAACTATTTTTAGGCAGATAAAAAAATAGTACTTGACAGTCTAACACTAACTGAACAATAAGTGTTATTTTATGTGGTGTAGTCGCACCTGAATCCGCTGTCGATGCGAACACTTTCAACGTTAAGACGGATGAGTATCTTCCCTGGACAAGAAGAATACAATAATCAAGTTCCAAATTAACTCTCTACTGAATCACAGCCTGATACGTTTAAAGGTAGCGTGTGCAGGTAGAGAGTTATTTAAATAGAGTAAGAGAAAGAGACGGTGCAACGTCAGCATATGAAAGTATACAATAGCATAATTAATGCAATAATGTGCTTACTCTATTTTTATATTGTATTAACTTAAAATCAATTTATATGGGACTAACAACAATTCAAGAGTTTGTAGTAGATACTCTAATTGAGAAACAGAGTATAACTAAAGAAAAACTCAGTAACGCATTAGATCAAATACTGAGTAGCGAAGGAATAGACAAGTTTCTCGGTCTATTAATTCAAGAAAAACCAGTGGATAAAAAGCTAAACAAAGGGTATAGAATCTCATTAATAAGCATCGAATCAGACTGGAATTCAAAAGCAAAGGCCATTAAATTTATCAGAGATAGATTTGGTACAGGTTTGAAAGGTGCTAAGGATTTAGTAGATGCTATTCCCGTTGATCTTCCATTTGTTATGAGTCACAAAGAAGCTTGTAGCATAGGCAGAGAACTAACAGAATTAGGTGTTAAAACTGCTACAACATTTTATTAAAATTATTATGACAGAAGATATTATAGATGAAATTGTATCTTTAGCGGCTACTCAAATAGATGCAGCTTTAGATAGTGGTAGTTCACATGCTTCAGACATGAAGTATCTAGCTGAATTTAGATATGAGTGTATTTAAACAAGGTCTTATTGTACTAGTAATAGGAATATTATTGCTAGTATTCCCAGAAATAGTTACCCTAGGTATAATAGAAGATTGGTTTATTGCTATGGGAGTAGTATTAATATTTGTAGCTATAACAATAATATTATCTGATATGATATATAGGTCATTTGGGAGTAAGTAAATTTAATCATTAAAATATCAAATTTTATGAAGAAAAAGGTAAGTTATAGACACATTGTAGTAGCTACGATGGATCTAAGATTATTGCTATTCTTAATTGAGAGAGGAGTGCTAACAAAGTTTCTTGATAACTGTGTAAAGGGTATTTGGTATCAAGATACTATGGAATGGATAACAAGAAAATTCAATCATACTACACTGAAAAAACAGATAGTAGGTATAGAAGATTACTTCTCTTGGGCACGTTCTCCAGAAGGTCATAGTTATTGGAATGATTTATTTAATGAGTTCTATCATGAGTATTCTTAATAAAATAAGCAAGAGTCTTCTAGTAATGATAATTATTGCTGGATGTATATACTTTGGTTACACTTTATTTAAAGAGGAACCACATAAAGTATACAACTTTACTGAACTGATCACTACTTACAAGAATTGTATTATTGTAGGTAAAACTGAAGTGCACGATGTACCTAAATTGTATCTTATGAACCCTTACATTAATAGAGGTGAGTATAATATGATTGACTACACTGTATATGTGACAAGAGTAGTATACAATAATACATTTATTGGTGATACTATTGGTAAAACTAAACAAACATTTATTAGAAGTGATTAAACCAGACAAATTAACCTATAGACATGCGCTATTAGTTGCAATGCCTATTGAGCTATTACGAGTATTAGTTCAATACAATGCACTTGCTGATTATGTAGATTGTATATTATCTTTACAAGATAATGAATATACTCTAGATAAATTAGTAAGTAGAAAGGACAGGAATACACGTATGCCTAAATACATACAATATGAGGCATTGTCACGATGGAATCCTTCATATTATCTGGCTTGGCATATTGCATGTGATGACGTACAGTATTTGTATGACCAAGCAATAACTAAGAGAATATACAATTAATAACTAAAACAAATTTTTATCAAAAAAATGAGTAACAAGAAGTTTTTTACTATCTTAACAGTAGTATGCATCCTCATTGTAGGAGCAATCTTCGCTTTAACTACAGATGTGGTTAGCGATGCAATTAATCATTTCCGTGGTATGGAAAAGGTTGAACAAGTAGTAACTGATACTAAAGAGGCAGTTACTGAGTATACAATTCAAGACGTTCTCGATATGCGAGAACAAGAACGAGAGTATCGATATCTTGATTCTGTGTACATGGACATTCCTGATATACCTCTTATTGCTATATTAATGCGATTCGGAACAGATATATCGCATACTGATATCAGTAAGGAGTATTTGCTTAACAGGAAGAATTATGATAATGTAGAGTTTGGTGCGCAAATCCGTGATGCTTACGAACACACACGAGTCTACCAGCCGGATTCTATACCGATAAAAGCCAAAAATGATACTGTACTGCCAAACCAACAGTAAATTTTGTCTAGCCTAAGTTCATATAGTCTGTGAAGATAATATGGACTGTCTTCAGAAGATGACAAACCTGTGGGGCGTAAGTAATAAAGAGTTCTGAAAGATTGCAGGTAAGAGTATGCACTTATTGGCAATATGCATACCAGAATAATTTATTACGATCGTGCAGACGTTAAAATCAGGTACACCAATAAGATTTAGTTTGACAGCTATTTCTGATTATGTGTTAAAACTGTTGGAGAGTCATATTAAACAAGTAAGAATATGGAACATTGAATCTTTACTCTTATTAACAAATGACAACAAAAGGGGCAAACAGAGGTTTGCAAAAAGTAAATACCTACTTAGAAAATCCTGGTATTGGGTCGTCGTCATATAATAAGTTAAATCAATTAAATTATTAATATTATGTAGAATGAAAAAGTTAATTAAACGAATCAGAATGTACTTCAAACTGCATGCATTACGCAGAAGAAGTAAAGAGCTTGCTTTCGACAGTTTAGTTACTAGTCCAAACAAGTTCAATCAGGTATCTAAAGAAATAGATTGCTTGATTAAAGGACATAAATGGAATCATCCGTTTAATCCTAAAGGTAAGATAGATAAGACGTTCAAGGAACGCTTATACTGTACTCACTGTGGTGTATACTTCCATGAACATAAGTATAAAGATCATGAGTAAATTTATCCAACTAAAAGTTCGTAGATGGAAGGATGATATGCCTCATGATCACGAGATGTGTATAAATGTGAACTGTATAGAGACAATAATAAACAATATAGATCTAGAATATGTAGAAATACATACTAGAGATGAAGTATATTGTGTATTAAATGACTATACTGATATATTAATCGATTTATTTAAATAACATTATCAAAATGAAAACAAATATCTTAATTGTAGCCTTACCTGAGTATGTAAACGCAGAAGAAGTAATTAAACAAATTGGTGAATTGCTTCAAGGTCCAGATCAAGTTAGTGCCATCTTTGTTACTCCTAGCGACTTAATGTCTCTATCTGATGGAGTACGCCCAATAGCTACTAAACGAACTCGTAAACAGAGTAGGTTTGAAGAAGCTGTAATCGGTATTATTGATGCTATTCCTGATCATGAGGTAGACTGCCCTGCATTTCGTGCTACATTCCATGAATTGTCACTGAAAGGCACAATTGACAAAATAGTACTCGAAACTATTGCTATGGGGCCGAAAAGCAAGAATGATTTCGAATTCCTGCATAAAAACAGTGCAGAAGGAATCGTAACCCTTGCACAGACTGCACTCGCAATGATCAATAGCATAGGAGGGTAATATCATGGGAAAGACGTTTAAAGAATCATATGGATCTTCTCAATTAAGAGAAGAATACCTTAAGAAACAGAGAACTAAATCCCGTAGTAAGTCTAAATTACAGCCGTATGACCGTAAATCATTCAAATCTTTCAGTTATGAGTAGATTACTAGGCTACAAAGTTGTAGAAGATACTAAGAACAATCGTTTGAAGAACGACTGTCCTTCACAGTGTGACGGAAGTCACTGTGATGTATGTCAATTTGGAACTGACTATTCCAAGGTGATACAAACTAAAACTACTGATGCTATCTCGCCAGAGGCATACGGTAGAGATTTTTATTAACCCTAAACAAGTTAGTATGGTGAAAGTCAATCCCAATCGCTATAAACGACCAGAGCCCTAATGTACTAGTCTATAAGACCAGGTACAATGGAACATACTACGTTCAACCATCATTTGATGTTCAAGAGAGTGAAGGATATGGGTCTCCTACAAAATAAGGAGTACGAATATGTAGGTAGCGATTTTTTAAAGAAATTAAGACATTGACTGTTAGGTCTATTGAATCGTCGTTTGGACACGGGTTCGATTCCCGTATGCTCCACAAGTATATTATATATACTTACCACCAGCTCACGTGGTATATAAGACAGGATGCCGGACCCGCAGGTGTAACGAGATAAAAACCTGCACTTGGGGCATTATGGTTTTGACAGCGACAAAAGAGGATATAGAATAGGTCAATAAGCTGATAACTGGCAATTATAGTTATATTACGGACTATACTCGTATTACAGCGTAATATGAGAGTCCAACGGCTAAGCTAATGTCGTAAAAAGTAGGAGTAAGTAGCTTTATTTGGATTAGAAGCGTCAACACTGATAAGGTTGAAGGAAGGGTGTTCGAGTCTCCCTCTTACTACAAACTTAATTATCAAAATTAAATGTTAAACTCAAAAGATGTGTGATGAGTGCAATTGAAGTAATTCCCTGGGTTAAATTTAATAAACCAGGAATCAAAGAAGATGTAGAACAAATGATTGAATCTTGCACAAGTAAGATGGACTTTGTTTCTAAAGTAAAGACTAAGTATGATCTTAGCTTAGCTGATGCTAATGTAGTAGCCAACAAATTTTATCAAAAAAAGGAGGTATAAAAAATGATTGAATTGAAAACAGCTGGCTTGTACATAGCCAATGGTAAGAAGACAAGTATTCTTATCCGTGTAACAGGAGAATATCCTATGCTGAATATCGTCAGCGGTGTATTACTGAATGATATGCAAAGAGATGGTACTATTACTAAGCTTGACTCCAGTAGTCTGGAGATCCAAGATATTCTTAGTAATCCTAAGTCTTACGTGTTTGACTATCCTGCCGTTGGAGATGCTATCAACAACGAGGAAGGATTAGAAGCAAGTACTTCTAAACAAATTGAGTACAGTGAAAATGTATTCAGTAATTGGGTAGAAATCTACGATACGTATCGTAAGATGCATCCACATGAATGTGATATTAAGATGTTAGCTGTAATCATCAAAGAAGGTTATGGAAAACGTCAGGCTGATCTGATTCTCAAACAGATCAAAACTCGTATGAAAACCCGTGGTATCATAATAGCCTAATGTCACCGTCACTCTATTTAACTATAAATCTCGATGAGGTTTATAAGAGACATGCTTTAACTGTACCAGTACTAACTACTCCTGATAGGTGTATCCCTTTCATGTTAAATGGAAGAGAATATTGTACAGGCAAAATGAATTTCGGAAAGGCATGGTATGCATTCCTAAGAGATGAAACCTCTGATGGAGCAATAATGCGTGGATTGCCAAATTCAATTGAAATGCAGATCAAACACCCTAGTATTAGAACAATTGTAGATTGGATTACTGATAAGTTATTCGAACCTATGATTACTAATGCAGAGTTTGCACAGTCTAAGACCGAATTAGTTCGGTTAAGAATTGCGGTTAACATGATTAATTCTTTATCTTATTTAAGTCATAATGATAAAATATTATGGACTAATTGGGTTCAAGAATTATATTGGGAACGCAAGAAGATACTACACGAGTGGTATCTACAATATATATTACCTTTTTAAGGTTATCTATTGACAAAGGATTACGATTATTGGTTTAATCGTAGTCCACTAAATTGGCGCACTATGAAAGAAGATGAAAAGCTTCTGATTGAGCAAGCCAAAGAGGGTTCCGAAAGAGCTTTTACTACACTTTATAATACTTACAAAAAGACAGTATGGTATACCGCTTTAAAAGTCGTAGCCAATACAGATGTTGCAGATGACATTACATCAATGGTATTCACTAAAGTATATACGAAGCTTGATACTTATACTCAACATATTTCATTTGAGATGTGGTTGAAAACTATTACAGTTAATACTGCAATAGATTATATAAGACGGAACAAAAAAGAGAAGTTAAATAACTATATTGATGAAGAAGATTCTACGATACAGTTGGATGCACTAGATCATAGCCCTGAAGACAAGTTAATATTCCAGCAAAATATTGACATCGTAATGGAGTGTATACCCCGTCTTAAGAAGAGATATAGGGATTTAATTTATGCTAGATTAGACGGTAAGTCTTACCAGCAAATTTCAGAAGAGCTTGCTATACCTGAAGCAACAGTTAAAGGCTGTTTGAATAAGGCACGGCAACGTCTGAAACAAATGTTTAACCAATATTAACCAATACTTACAATTTATGGCAAATACGTTTTTGATGTTGCTAGCTGCAACTATCGTACTCTTCATCATCGCAAGATGTATGAGAGATGCCAAGGCCTTTGCTAAATTTATGGCCATTTTAGTAGTAGGTCTTATCGTAGGTACAGGATTAAAGTCTGCAGTTAGTTCTGCAGACAATACTCCTGAGAAAACTGTAGTGACTACTACAGTGGCTAATCCCACACATAGTTCTACATCTCCTTTTGTATTGGAGAGAGTAGATGCCAATCTGGACTGTGTGAGTAAGGATACAATAGCCAGTGACAGTGTAGTAGTTGAGGCAGAAGGAATACCTACAGGGAATAGAGAAAGTGCGTTTATAGATGATTCTTGAAAGCCTGTTCAAGCAGGAATTTTGTTATTAATTATCTATAGTATTCACAAGTTTTTAATCTTTTAAAAAAATCATTATCAAAATGGCAACAAAGAATAAAAAAGCAGAAAAAGCAGCAAAAGATTTAGCAGCTAAGAAAGCTGCAGAAGCAAAGAAGGCAGCAGAAATCACTGCGAAAGAGGCAGAGGGAAAGAAAGAAGAGACTCCTGCAGATGGTCCAGCTCCGGAATCCGAAGTTAAGCTAGCTGCAACTGAAGCGCCCGCTGTACTTACTGCAAAAGAGAATAAGAAAGAGGATAAAAAGTCCTCAGGTAGTAAACCAGCTCCTACAGCAAAGAAGGAAGAAGAAGTTATTATTCCTGAAGAGGTGAAGAAAGAAGACACCAAGAAGGAAGAAGTAGCTCCTATTCCGTCTATTGCACGTGGACTCCAGAAGATGGCAGATGGTGAACGTATTGACGCAAATCACAAAATCGATTTGATGAAGATGGTTCACAGCGAGTATATTGCTAATCCAAATGCTCCTGCTCAGCTTTCACAAGCTATGAAGAAGCAATTCGATATCATGGCTCTGATGGCTTTGATGCAGTATAATGCTCAGTTGGAAGATGACTTCCAGTCCCTTGGAGTAAGAGTAAACAACACTATGGCTATCCAAATGGAAAAGATTGCCCGTGAAACGCTTGGTATTACTTTGAAAGGTTTGCCGGCACCTGACGATCCTAACCAGATGATTATCAACTTCCCTGAGTCTATTCCTACAGACATGAAAAAAGAGGCGAAGAAGGATATGGAAGCTGCCAAGATCGAAGTTCCTGAACCAGATCCGAAGATGGACAACAAGACCAAGCTTGCTACACTCCGTTCTATTTTCGCAAAACAGAATGGTGGTGGAATAGGTAGTAATATCTTAGCCGGTATCGACTGGGCTCGCAAAGCATTCTCTATCAATGTAGAAGAGAAGAAATCAGTAGTATTTGCTAACATCCTTCAGCGAGGAGTAGAAGGTACTTTGATTCGTGGTTTGCGCACTATGCCTATCGGTAAATTGAATTCCGAACATTCTCCTCTCGGTGTACATGCACTGTTGAAAACTTGGCTTCCTACTCTCCCTGATCAAGAGATTGCGGAAATTGCTCAAGTTGCAATGGCTTATGGAATCGAAAAGAGAACAGCTGATTGGAATGAAAAGGCTCCGGATGACCGAAAGACAACTCTTGAAAAAGAACTTGATTGGTTGAACAGTGACGTTCTTACCGGTATCTCTAGTGATGTTATCGACGCTATTCTTTCTAAGAAAGAAGATCTTATTGTGAAAGATCCGAAGAAATCTTTGGATGTTCGAATTGGGACAGGCGCTATTCGTAAAACACTCGTTGCTGCATATGGCGATTCCGACAGTATCTTGAAAGATAAACTCAACGAAATCGTTAAGTATTATGCTCGACCGATTGTGCGGTTGTCTAACTATGTTGACAAATCTGCATACGCTGACGCAGCAGCAAAATAGTTTCACTCAATGAAACGTTTGAATTTATTTTTAGCACTGTTTGTGCTTAGTTTGGGAGCATTCATTGGATTTAATTCTAAAGCTCCGAGTCAAGCCTTGATGGCAAGTGATCAACCGATGATTCGCTGGGTAGACGTACCTAAGAGTAGTCCGTTGGAACTTAATATCAATCTGATCAAAGACTCCGTATCGATCAGTGGTAACGCTAACAATGCATCAGTTACGATAACTACGAAGGAAGATGTCAAAGTCGTTCCTAAGTACATTCTCAAGGAAGTAGAGAAGCCTATTTATATAGCTAGCTCTTTATCCAATAAGGTAATTGACAAATTCTGTCCATTACAAAAACCAATTCCACCTAAGTGGGATTAAAACCATTCGCTTGAGCCTGACTAAGCCGTGTAGAGTGAAAGTAGTACATGATACCGAAATGTATATTAGATAGCTAAAACTAACTGATATTACTATAGTATGATAACTTATTGTGTTACGAACTACTTTGTAACTGAAGAAGCAATAAGAAAATGGGAGAGCGTGCGTAACCCATAAGTGAGAACCGAACTGGTGACTAAAAGACGCAGATATGGAAGCAGCAGCTATCGTATCTAAACAAGGCAAGGAGTATCGTTTACTTCTATACACATTCGTTGGCTGTATCAATAGCTAAATCACGAGGGAATGTGAACACGTGCTGTTAAAAGACGCTGTTATCTTGACTAAGAATCGACTAGCATTCTAGGGATGGCTCCAAACCACCCTTGCTTGGGCGGTAACCAATCCGTTGGGCTAAAGAATACTAACCTAGTGTTCTACATATATCACGTTAGGGATTAAATATTTACGCTGTAGTCTACTTCTGTTGTAAGGAAGATTAAAAATATTTGAGAACTATTAAATTGGAAGTGAGTACTATTAAGTATAATACATATGTATATGAAGGGGTATATCTATACATTAATGAGCAGAATTTGAGGAAGACATGGCTGAGTGGCTATGGCCCATATAATATCTCGTTGTAGGAGAGTTATATGACAGGTTAACCGGATTAGGTGACAAACCTATACGCAATACAGTGAACGTTAGAGTTAGCTGTTTGGGAGTAATCCCTATGGAAAGTAGATTGCGTGTCTAAAGCTTATAAGAATTCATAGTATAGTTGCAATTACTATAGTGTTTATGACGAGTAAGCATAATGATTAGAAGGTTAATGTATAGAGAAGTGACTTGTTAGTGATGTCACTATAAACCGAACGTGCTTTGCACTGAGGATATAAACTAACTAGCGCATGAAGTCCGCAATAAGACTATTTGTAGTTAGGTATATGATTAGTATAAGTATATCTATAGGAAACAAAGGAATGTGGTCTTGAGCCCACAATTAAAACTCAAGCAAAGTAAAGCAAAGTTATCTTTAAACTAAGGCTCCCTATAAATAATTAGGTAACGGCTATGCACTCCAGCATAGAGCAGGACGTTACAAAGGGTTCTAAGGGTCTGACACGAAGCAGATTGGACTATGTCTGTGAATTGCCTCGATGAGCGGCTTGCGTATGGAGAATACGAAGAAGGTAAGTCTCGTTGATGAATGACCACGCTGAAACGAACAGCTATAACAAATAAGGAGAGTGTAAACATGTCTAACTTTAAAAACAATTGGGAAGTTCAATGGTAGTACTCTGACAAAGTATAAGCCACCCCGCTATCGAAGTATCTTGCTACAAGAAATTCCGTAAAGTAGTACTCGCAAAGTATTATGTATGGAGATCGCTGAGACCATTATAATATCTCTCATTAGGATATTGGTTGAATGGTTGGAAATACCATGAGAAGAAGTAGTAACCCAGGATTTATTGCAATGCTGGAAGTGAATTGTTCAAAAGTGGGCGTCTTGGAAAATTAGACGGCTTTTGTTATTGGAGTTTGGTAACGTTTCTCAACTGAAACGACCCTCATTCAAAGAATGTTGTAAGCCTATATGCCCGTAGATAGTATCGTACTATTGATGATGGAGCCCTTTACATCTTTGCATCAAATTGCGTTGTAAGGTACGGCAAAAAATAGGGAAACGGTTGTAGTACGAGTCCCCTTAAGTAAAATCTCGAACTGCATTACATATCGTTATCAGAAAAGTAGAAGTAAATAAATGAAGAACAGTTGACTCATCCGTCTGATGAGTAAAGTCCTAAGGGGAATGCTGAGGGAAGAAATATCATCCCGTTCTAGTAAAGAGTTTTACTATACTATCACAAATTTTTCGTATAATCTCATATTTTATCAAATTTTAACTCGAACACGTGTTACCTTATGTTATTGAATTAACCACTATCATTCATAGCTTATAATAAGCGGCTTTTAAGAGACTAAAGCATAGTGACGAAAATGAGTAGCACAGATATTTTTTAACAATTAACATAGTATTAACAGGATTTGTTTCTCGCTAAGAAATCAATCTTAAAATCAAGAAGGAAAAATTAAAATGAATAAACCGAATATCGATTTGTCCAAATATCGTGCAACGTTGGAAACTTGGAATCTGACAGGTAAGAAAATCTTTACGATTAAGTCTGAACCTGTTGACTTGAACTATAATGATAAGGTGAAGGAAAACGATCCGACCCGGACTGTCAAGCCTATCATGAAGTATTTTATCGAAAGCACAGAAATTTTCAGTACTGCCGTTGTAGTAGCACCGGACGGTGTAACTCCGCTTATTGAGCTGAATGGCAATGCATCATTGCAGTTCAAGCTTGTTCCGGCGAAGTTCAAGGAAGTAAAGATGGAAACCGTTGTCGAAGCTTTGGAAGCAAGTTCCAAAGATGGACGTGAACCGATTTTGTTCAGCGATTGTCTGAAATTGACTGAACAGTGTAACAAACTGAATGCAATGGAAAAAGCGAAACTTGAGAAGATCGCTGAAGAAGCTCTTGCACAGTGCGGTTTGTTGGACGATATCAACAAAATGCAGACAGCCGAATGCGATAAGTATTACTCAGAGCTCGGCTATAACGCTTAACATTTCTTGTAACAACTGTTATGAAAAAAGTATTAATCAGCGAACCGAAACGAAAGCTGTTTGAACTCTTACTACAGGATCATCGAGTCAGTACAATTGTAATGACTAACAACGAGGTTCCTGCGTCTATTAAAGTTAACACGGATGGAAGTGTTACCTTTGGACGAACCCCAAAGAAATGGTGGAATTTCTTGTTTGGGGATACAGAGACAAAAGATTTCGAAACGGTTTGTATCCGGATGGCGAAAGCCTTTGCTAAGTATCTTCCACCTGGAAGTGGCTTGGCTGGAAGTCTCACTCAAGAGATTATTCGTAATGCTATTGAGGAAGAAGACTATGAAAGTGTAATTGATAAGTTTGTTATGTACGCATTTCTAGGTGTAACGGAAGGCGATTACAAGCTTAATAAACTAAAGCTAATAGACGAAGACCCACGGCAACAGCGTAAAAATGATCGTGGTCAATCCAATGTGAGCTACTATGGTACAGCCTATGTAGATCTCGGAGGAGGTCAGATTCCAATTGGAGTCCGGATCGAAAAATAACAAGCGAGTGTCAGATGGACGACACTCAAACATTTCCTTTTTAAACTGTCAAGTACCAGGTGTAACGGTACTTTATTTTTTAAAACCTAAAGCTCAAGACGATGGGTCGAGCTTATAGGTTTAAATTAATATTTATAACTATGACACATAAAGTATATAATAAATGTCTTTATACATGGATGAGAGATATTGATACTCACGTCGAACGTATAGAAATGTATGATGGAACTACATTCTATCCTACAAAAGATAGTGAGGAATGGAACGAAGATACTATTACATTTGAATACCGTCAAATGTATACTAATAGTATGTTACCAGTACAGAGATTCCGTATTACTATTCATCGTAAAGATATTAAACAAATAGTGATGTGGAATAATTATAAGTATACTCACAGAAGATGCAAACATTGGCATTAAAAACCGTTCGTGGATGATGACCGTAAGGTTAATAAGGCAAGCCTGAAATAATAAGGGCTATTCCTTCGATGGAACCACGAGCACTACAGGTAAGCGATCTAATATACTGAGTTAATTAATCAAGTAGAAATTAAATAATATCAATATATGAAATCAATTACAACAAATATTAAACCGAATATCCTCATTACTAAACGTGATAAACTTACTGATGAAATTAGTCGTTACTGGCGAATCATCAAAACCGAGAATGTGATTAAGAAGGGTTTCAAACGTAACTATGATCTGAAGGCATTACTTGTAACAATTCGTGCAATGTATGACGAGCTTCTTATTGTTAAGTTGCGTATCCAGTGTGCGAATATGGGAATGAAGTTCAAGGATCTTCCTAAAGATGCTAACATCATTAACATTTACAAACTGTCTTCTCTCAACGAGTATTATGTAAAACTTGGAGAGCTGATTGAGAAACATACTATTAATCCAGTTCTAAAGGCAAAGAAGGGCAAACGTGCTCTTACTATTACTGAGGAACTAACTCGTAGTTATCTACGTGGAAAACAGAATAAGTGCACATTGAATTTGAACGAATTGCGCAAAGCAATTGCAGATTTCAATGACAATACAGATCTGAATGATGATTCAGCTCCGTTATTTTTAATTGCTGAGTAAAGGCAAAGTAAAGAACATAACTATAATATCAAGAAAGGGGAATGAAAATTCCCCTTTTTAATAACTTAAAAAATATTTACATTATGAATAAAACTGATCAACAGAAAAATAATAAATATATCAATTACTGGACTGAGTCTGGTAATTCAAGCAAAGAAGCTAACAAGAGTATTAAGTTAGAAATCGTTACAAAATATACCGATAAGAACGGTGTAGAACGTACACGAACAACATATCGTCATCCTAATTTGAAGGATTTGACGTTTGAAACTGGACCTACAGTTAAGAAAGGTCTGACCGAAGAACAAAAGATCGAACGATTTGAGAAGGCAAACTTCAGTGACTATCACAATAAGCTAGTTGCTCATTCCTATGGAACTCCGAAGAATATCGCTAAGCAGCAAGCTCGTATTGCCGCTCACGAAAGTAAGATTACTAATATTCTTGCTGAGAAACATGCCCGTAAGTTTGCAAAGACTCAAGAACGTAATATGAATAAGAATAATCTTCTTATCATTTATCGTACTAATAGTGAAGGAACTCCGTATGCGTTCAGTACAACACCAAGTGCTAAATCGTTGGATGCCTTGTATAAAGATGCAAAGGAAATGTTACCATTCTTAGAAAAGAGTATGAATAACTTCTTCTCTATTGAAATCTGGGAACGTGCTGAGTATCTGAAGCATATGGCTCATGAAACCGCTAATTATCGTTATTGTATATATGCCAAAAATAAAAAATTAGCAGCGTAATGTTAAAACAGAACCCAGATCAATTAGACTGTATCTACATCAAACGTGATGCAGATAAGTTAATCAGAGTGAATACCGAAATTCGGTATGGTCAAGCAGTATTTAATACAGCATACTCTATGTTCCCGGAAGCCTCAAATTGTTTGAGGGGAACTAAATACGATTGCTTCTTTGATGATTCTAAAGTAGATTTGTTTCTATTAGAATTACAAACCGTAAAGGTTTAATTAGACAATAAAACAATAATTAAAAAGGATCCTATATAGCTCAGTGGATAGAGCCGCTAGAAATAGTGTGATTTGCGCCAGTTCGAATCTGGCTATAGGAGCAAAAATCTAAACTTTAATATATGCAAATACGTGGAAAAGCGGTATTTGTATTCGATATCGAGGTATTTCAAAATATCTTTCACTGTTCTGTTAAAGATACAGAGACAGGCAATATCTATAAGTTTGAGATTTCTCAAAGGAAGAATGAACTAAGAGAATTAGTTAAGTTCTTCAAGCAAGTAGACACTTATATTAAGTGGGGAGACTTCTATACTACAAATCTAGAGATAGATTCAAGAGTTATCTTCTGTGGGTATAATAATCTACATTATGATAATCCAATTATAAACTATATAATTGAGTATGAAGATAGATTGATGAGTTACAATGTAGCTACTATATGTAGCTCTCTATTTAATTTAAGTAAGACTATAACTACGTCTAAGGATGATGACATAGATGCATGGAAACATTGGAAGTATCAGATATGGTTTGATACTTTTGATTTGCTTACTATGTTATATTCAAATAAACTTAGAGTAGGTTTGAAGGAGATCCAAGTAACAATGCAATATCCTAATGTACAGGAGTTTGTATGTGATTGGTCAAAGCCTCTTCCATTAGAGGACTTCGACAGTATGATAGAGTACAATATTAATGATATTGAGTCTACTACTGAATTACTTAATAGATGCAAGAAAGATATTGATTTGCGTATCGCTATTGAAAATGAATACGGAGTACGAGTCCTTAGTAAGGATGGTGTTAACATTGGAATGAAGATTTTAACTAAGAAGTATCTCGAAAAGACAGGTTTGTCTTGGTGGGATATAGAAAAGCTAAGATCTCCAATGGATTATATACCATTAAGGGATGTAATATTACCGTTTATCAAATTTGATAGTCCAATACTACAAAGAGTACTAGATGACATGAAAAGTCAGGTAGTTTCTCCAGGTAGAAAAGGATATGAAAACAACTTTGTTTTCGAAGGATTACGCTATACCGTAGGAGTAGGAGGGATACATTCTAAGAATGATCCTGAAATTATTATTCCTAAGGAAAATGAAATGCTTATAGACATCGATGTCGCATCACTATACCCCAGTATGTTAATCGAATATGGATTCTACCCTAAACATTTAGGTCCAGAATTCCTTGAAGTATATTCTCAAATCAAAGATGAGAGAATAGAAGCGAAACATAATGGAGATAAGGTAAAGAATGAGACATTAAAGTTAGCGTTGAATGGTTTATCGGGTAATCTACAGAATGAACACAACTTTTGTTATAGTCCATATGCAGTAATGCAGATTCGTATAAATGGACAGTTGCTATTACTAATGTTAGCTGAGAAATTAACTCAAATAGGATGTCGAATCGTCCAAGCTAATACAGATGGTTTATTTGTATTACTTAAGAGAGACAGCTATCAAGAAGTCAACAACATTTGTAGAAATTGGGAACAGCTTACTAAACTTACTCTTGAAGAAGATCGTTTTGAAGCTATGTACCAATATGCTATTAATGATTATATAGCAGTTAAGGAAGGATATAGCGAAAGCAAGAATCCTGATTTAATCAAAACAAAAGGTATGTTTATTACTAAAGTATTATTAGGTAAAGGCTTATCTGCAAAGATAATTCCTGAAGCTGTAATTAAGTACTTTGTAGATGGAATACCTGTAAAAGAAACTATTGAAGGTTGTAAAGATATTAAGAAATTCTTAATGTCTGAGAAGACTGGAAAACAGTGGCATGTTGAGTATATGAATGAAGAACAACAGAGAACTAATCGTTTCTATGCATCTACTGATGGTGGATATCTATGGAAATGGAAGCCTACTGGTTATAAGGAAGGCGAAATAGTAGAGCGTGATGTTCCTTATGTAGGAGTAGAGCAATTTAAAGCTAGTGCACGTTCATATCAGAATATGTTAGCATCCTCTGGTGTTACTTTATTGAATAAATTCGATGATAAACCTATCGAACAACGCAATATTAATTATCGATATTATCTAAGAGAAGCTCTTAAGATAGTAGAGGAATTAAAACCAAGACAATTAGAACTGTTTTAACAGACTCTAACAAATAGTATCAAATTCTTAGTGCATTTGTCATAAAACTTTAATGTATTATGATACTAGAATTAGATACCTCTCTATTAAATAAATTTGATATATCAATTAATCAATTAGTATTTATTAGCCTTGTATTGAATGAGAATCAAACAAATAATCAAGACATTCATGAACTTCTCAGCCGAGTTAATGAAGAAGAAATACAAGACTTAATTCAACGTAACATTGTCGTAGTTACTACTTCTGACGACAATAAAATTTATAGTGCTTCAGAACAGCTCCTTCTCTCTATTAAAAGAGATCAAGAGAGTATGTTTGATCAGTTCTATGAAGTATTTCCGGTTTATGTTACAAGACCTGATGGCACTAAAGGCTATCTAAGGGCGAATGTAAACAAATGTAGAAAAGAGTATAACCGTATCATTGGCAAATCTAAAGCAATGCATGATCATATCATGGCTTGTTTAAGATATGAAATTGATGATAAGATGCGAACAGGCAAAATGGGTTATATGAAAACTATGTGGAAATGGCTCACTCAACATGAGTGGGAGTGTTACGAAGAGCAAATGAATGATAACCCAATAAATGAGGACTTGCCATATGGATCAGGAGTCATTTAATACCTTACCTTTTAGGACCATCTCGCAAGTAACGGATGAGTCCTTAGCTTATATAAAAGCTAGAAAGGATAAAACTATAGTACCTCTTAAAACAGGATGGTCTAAGTTTAATAAAGTATGCTGTGGTGGATTAGAACCAAATATGATTCTAACTATTGCAGGTACTTCAGGTTCGGGTAAATCAGCATTTACAAATACGTTAGAAACTGATTTAATTGATTTGAATAAAGATCAAGAAATTGTAATCTTAAATTTTTCGTTTGAGATGCTTAGTTATCGCCAAATTGGTAGAAAGCTAAGTAATCGATTGAATCGCACTACGGCAGAAATATACAGTGCGGAGGACAGCATGGACGAGCTTACTTATCAAGAAGTTGAGAAAGAAGCTGAAAAATTGAAACAGTACAAAGTGTACTATGTAGATACTCCAAGCAATGTCGCAAATATCGAAAAAACTATAGATTATTTCCACGAAACAATAGCCGTAGGTAAATGGCTAATTGTAATCCTAGATCATGCATTATTGGTCGAAGGAGATACGGAACGTGGAACAATAGTAGATTTACAGAAGATGTTTATTCGTAAAAAGAAACTTTCTAATACGAGTATTATACAGATTTCACAGATGAATAGAAATATTGAATTACCTGATCGAATAAACAATCCATCTATGCACTTTCCGTTGCGTAGTGATTTAGCTGCTTCAGATGCAATTTTCCAAGCTAGCGACTTCGTGGTAGCACTATCACGACCAGAGTTACTCAATATTACGAGTTACGGCATCAATCGCTTACCTGTAAAAAATAAGGTATATCTACATTTCTTAAAAGTAAGAGATGGAGGAGAACCTTGTATATTAGAGTTTGATAACGAACTTAAGTATGGGAAACTGAAAGAAGTTAACAGGGATACTACTGAGCAGCAAAAAGTAGTATTTAACAACAATAAAAAAATAGGCTGAATATGAAAGCATTTACGATAACAACCCCGAATATTAAGTGTGACCCCAAAGGCGAGTATAAAAATTATCTTTTGAAACGTCTAGTCATGGCTTATCCAGAACTCACAATCGACGGTATTGACACTGAAGAGAGTCCGTTTAGTTATCAGTATATTGGACCGAACAATAAGATTCGTTTCGGTCGTGATTACTTTTCTCGTTGCGACGCAGCAAAATATGCAAAATGTCGCTATTGCCCGTTTGAACGGGAAGAAAATTATAACATGGCAACTCAGTTTGAGCTAGCTATGAAACGTCTTGACGATTATGCTAAGACACAACGTGATTATGCACCTCTGTATGATTTCCGTCTTAAAGATGGAACTCCCGTACGTGAATATGCTAATTTCATCCAGGTAGGCTATAAGCTTGTCCCGAAAAACAACTTCGCTGGCTACTATCGTAGTTTGCCGAAAGAAGAAAAGACTGTCATTAATAACATTATTATTATGGTGAATAATAGTACTGAGATTAATGCTGAGCTTAATGCCAATTTAAGTCTCTAATTTTTACTTTATAATATCAGACTCTTTCAAATTTTATCAGATACTATCATATCATATAAAGTAGCAAACCTATTTTTGTATGTTAGTACTACCAACTGTTAAAAATAAACCAAAAGTACAGAATCCCAGATTTCTAATACTGTTTGGCAAACCAAAATCTGGTAAAACTACATTACTTTCACAACTAGACAATTGTTTGATTGTTGACTTAGAGGGTGGTTCCGAATTCTTGGAAGCACTCTCTATTCAAGCTCGTAGCGTAAATGATTTAGGAGAAATCGCAAATCAAATACGTAAGAAGATAAATGAAACAGGACAGAAACCTTATAAGTATATTGCAATTGATAATGCAACACGCTTAGAAGAGATCTGTTTACCTTATGCAGCTACTTTGTACCGCCAAACTCCAATGGGTAAAGCTTTTAAAGGTGAAGATGTAAGACAGCTCCCTAACGGGTCTGGTTACTTATATATTCGAGAAGCAGTTAAAAAGGTTATATTTATGTTTAAGGATCTCTGTGAGAACTTCATTTTAATTGGTCATACTAAAGATAAGATGATCAATAAAGAAGGTGAAGAACTAACAGAGATGGCAATAGACTTAGTCGGAAGACTAGGAGATATTGTATGTGGTGAAGCTGATGCTGTAGGTTATGTTTATCGAAAGAAAAACGAAACTATTATCTCTTTCGAAGGGGGAGATAACTCTGTAAGAGAAGCACGAGCACCACATCTACGAGGACAAAAGATTGTTATAGCAGAGAGTAATGAGAACAATGAGATAACAACTCATTGGGATAAGATTTATTTACCAGAGTAAAAGATTATAAGATATGTATAGTAAAGAAAGAGCACAACAGATAGTAAAGAATGATGTAAAATTTATTCCCGCAGGTATTCACGAAAATGTAACTTTGAAAAGTGCAAGAGTAGCTGAATCTCCTACAGGATTGAAATTTCTTGAAATCGTTTTCGAGAAAAACGGTGCAACACTTACCCAAACAGAGTGGAAACCTACCAAATTTGAAGGTATGGATGATAGCGCATTGCAGAAGAAAGAGGATACTCAGTTCTCTCGTATGATGCAAATTCTGTTGTGTTGGTATAGTGATGAACAGCTTGTATTCAATGGAACTAGCTTTGAAGAGTTTTCTCAAGAAGTAGTGAACTATTTGAATAATGCTGATAAATCTAAGAAATTGAGAGTGAAGATTGTATATAACGATAAGGGATATACTACTCTTCCATCTTATGCACGATATACATTTATCGAACCAATGGTATTGCCTGAAGGACAGACTTCTAGCATTACTGAATTGCGAATCGATAATTTCACAAAACCTGTTGTTGCTGACACAGAGACACCAGTTGCTAATCTGACTAGTATAAGTACTAGTTCTGATAATGCAGATCCGAATGGATTGCCATTTTAAGATTAGTATAAAAGCTGCCTACGCTAGGCTTTAAGTAGCGGATACGTGCAATGGAGATGTAGCAAAAGCTACCCTTTTTGATAAAAGGAAAGATCTCTGTTGCACGTTTTAAAAAGATTTGAGGGTAGCAAAAGCTACCCTTTTTGTTTTACTAAAATCAATTTAAAAATGCGATTGTCAAAATTTATTAATAAACATTTTTTCAACAAAGATATTGATATAGTAGACCCTAGATATACATTTAATAGTATCAATACGGTTGATGGACAGAACATAAAGCGAGACGAACTCAAGGAGGGTCAAGTAATTTATGCTGCCATTTCTACTACTATCAAAGAAGACGGGAAGAAGAAAAGATTGAATCAACGAAAGGATCTTTATATGCTTAAAGATTCCTATGGCAAATTTGTTTTTGTTGACTATCTAGGTAATGAATATAAAACCTCTATGACAGGAATTAAGATAATTAACAGTCTCACTCCTAAGATGAAAGAGAAAGAGATTGGAGAATTACTTGATACCTATGATAGACAAAGTAAAGAAGCAGAGAGACTAAAGTTTCTAGAGACTAGCAAACAGTTGGGATTCAACTTCACTAGTCTTGAGCCGGATGAAAAGTTACGTAGGACTATAGAGGCCGGCATAAAGAATATATGGATGGTAGGCCCCGCAGGTTGCGGAAAGAGTACAATGGCAAGAAATGTTGCAGAGGATATGGATCTTCCATATCTTTGTATTTCTTGTGGTATTGGTACGTCGGCTACCGAGTTTATTGGTTATAAGTATCCGACTCGTGAAGCTACTCGTTTTGGGGAGTTTTACGCTAAACCATCTATTATATTGATTGACGAGATAACCGCATTAGATCCGGCAGTTGCCCAGATCTTGAATGCTGCGCTAGCTAATGATGAAATTGAGACTACTACGGGCTTAGTTCATCGGCATCCAAAGTGTATTATTATAGCTACTAGTAATACTTTTGGTTTTGGATGCGACCGTCAATATGTAGCGAATAACCAGTTAGATGCGTCGACCATAGACCGTTTTGTAGGCGGTATTGTGGAAGTTACGTACTCTGCAAAATACGAAAGTCAGTATGATGATGAAGTTGTTGCTTATGTAAACTTACTTCGTAAATTTGTTGCGAAGACGAGTGTACGTAAAGTGCTTTCTACTCGTATGATCCAAGCAGGTCATAATCTTAAATATCATCACTTCCAAGATTGGGCAGAATGTCTAATTGTTAATTGGTCTGAAAACGAGAAGAAACAGCTCGAAGAATGGCTAAAGGAAGAGAAGAGAGAAATGGAAGAACACAGTAAACCTGGAGATAAACCTTCGTGGATACCCTCAGGTTCAGATATTATCACTCGAGTTTTAGAAATGCAACAGAGGATAAGAGGAAAACATCAAGCAGCTTAATCATGAAAGACTTAACATATGTGTATGATAATATACACGATTTTTACACTGATGCTCTTAATCCTACAGAGGATGGGAATATTAATGACTGTAGATATCATTTAAAAGAAGATAACGAACGTTTTAGAGGTCTAGGACTTGAAGAAATTTTGAAAAGTAAATATAATTATCAGAAAGGTCTTGATAATCTCAAAGAGATTGAAATGGACATTAGTCTAGGAGGCTCTTCTCGTAAGTATGTTTACGATGAATTTGATGGAGATGACTTAAACTATGATAGACTTCTTGAAGGTTTTCCAGCAATGCGAAAACGAGTCAAAACGTACGGAATCGGAAGTGGATGTTTAGTTAATGTATATGTAGTTATATCAGAGAGTTGTTGTGTCGGAGCAAGTGCTATGATCAACAAAGCTTATACAGCTATGCAAATAGTAGATATGCTAGAAGCAATGGGCTATCGTGTTGCAGTATGGGCTTGCGATTCTACTGATGATCCAAGTGGAAAGTTTCGAGAAGAAAATGGTGTACACTATCAACTAGAAGTATGTCTTAAACGACATGAAGATGCGTTAAATAAAGGTCTAATATTAAATGGTATCAGTCCCTGGTTTTTTAGGTATTTTATGTTTGCTCATCAGAAAGGTCATTATAAGAATGGCTCTGGAATGGGACATTCAGTACCAATGAAACTAGAACAGACTAAAGAAAACATAGTCATTAATAACGGACAATGTTTGACTAAAGAGTCAGCAGATGCAAAAATAAAAGAAATTGAACAGTTATTCAAAGTTGAATGATATTGATATGCGATGAACAGCAGCTATGTGATATCCCATATAGTGATGAAATGTAAAATCATTATTTAAATGGTAGGTTTGAGTCCTACAAGATATCAATCGATTTTGTCAGTTAGGAGAAGAATAGCTTCCGTGTTATAAAGTACAGGAAGATTTTTCTGTCTTTTAATATTTGCAATATAGATTTTGCCGGGTTGAATGTTACTTGAGGTTCATAAGTTATTTGGACCGGTATGAGTAAAATATAGTACCAGAGCTTCTCTATACAATCAGATATTTCTGCAAACAGAAACTGAAAAAGATAACTAGGAGATAGTTCACTGAATTTACTAATTTTAACAAATATTATCCTATAGTAAGTGCTATAGGATACACTGCGGAGGTGGAGCAATGGTAGCTCACTAGACTCATAATCTAGAGACGAGGTTCGAATCCTACGTCCGCAACTAACCAATCGTACAAAGTATGTATGATAAAAGAAGGGTAAAACTACCCACAACTATTACTTTGGATTATATATTATCTAAAGTAACCGAATACGACATATATGCTCACTACCTTGGGCAGTTTAAGGTTGGAGCTATCTATAATAGTCCCTTTCGGAAGGATAAAAACCCTTCTTTTGGAATCTACTATAGTAAGCGAACAAGACAACTTTTGTTCAAGGATCATGGTAATGGTGAATGTGGTAATGTAGTTAAGTTTGTATCTTTACTTAAAGGTATAACTAACTATAATGATATACTAAGTGACATAGTAGATCAATTAAAGATTACCCCAGACACTAAACTCGATAGCTCAAAGCAATACATACCTTCTTCTGAGACAGTAATTGGTGTAGTAAGACAGAATTTTACTTCAGTCGATACCAATTATTGGTCTCAGTTTCATATTTCTCTACCCACACTAAAGAAGTATGATGTAAGTAGTATTAAGTATTATCTATGTAATGGTATAGTGAAAGGTATATATAAGAATGATAATCCTATGTATGCTTATAAAGTTTATAATAACTTTAAAATCTATAGACCATTAGGAGATAAATATACAAAGTGGAGAAACAATCTAACTGAGTATGATATACAAGGCTTTAAGCAATTACCTAAGAAAGGCGATATACTCTTTATTACTAAGAGTTTAAAAGATGTAATGTGTCTATATGAGATAGGAATACCAGCAATATCTCCATCATCAGAAAGCACATTTATACCAGATGATATCCTAGAAGATCTTAAGAAGCGTTTTAAGCGTATTATTATACTCTTTGATAGAGATGTAGCTGGAGTTAAATATAGTCGTAAGGTGAGCCTTAAAACAGGCTTAGAGGCGATGTTTATGCATAAAAAGTTTGAGGCAAAAGATATCTCTGATGCTGTAAAACAAAATGGATTTGAAACTATAAAAGAATGGTTGCAAAACGAAATAAAAAGAAATAGACAAAAGGTAGAGTAAAGAATGCTACACCTAATGTCTACGATGGTATAAAGTTCCGAAGTAAACTTGAAACTTATACTTACAAAAAACTGAAAGAAGCTAAGATTCCAGCTGAATATGAGTCAACTCACTTTGAGTTAATACCCAAATTTGAGTATAATGGAGAAAAGGTAAGAGCGATGACTTACTTACCTGACTTCGTAGGCAAGGACTTTATAATAGAATGTAAAGGACTCATGGGAGATTCATTCCCATTGCGCTGGAAGATTTTCAAATATACTCTAATGCAGAGTAAAGCGAACTATAAGTTATACTTAGTTCGTAACCAAAAACAAGTCGATGCTATGATCGACGAATTAAAAACTAAAAAATAACAGATTATGTCAGAATTTATAAAATTAGGTAATAAAATAGTGACTAAACCCACCGGTCTTGATTATGATTTGATCAACGGGAAAGTGTATAATTTGAAGTACAATCGCTACGAAGGTATGTCGTACTTTGAAGAAGATGGACCACTAAACTTGCCTTCAAAAGTGTATTTGACAGAAGATGATAAGACATTTATTCATCGTGTCAATACTTATTTTGAAAAGACCAGTAAACTTTCTACTGGTGTAATGCTCAGTGGTATCAAGGGCACTGGCAAAACTGTTATGGCAAAAGTAATTGCACGAAATTCGGGTCTTCCTGTCATTGTAGTAAATGAGGATTTCCCTACAAGTAAGATCAATGACTTTTTCTGTAAGTTCTCTCATCCGGTTGCTGTCATCTTTGATGAGGTAGACAAGCATTGGGATACAGAAGACTTGTTAGGATGGTTAGATGGCGTGCAGACTAATGCAAAGAAACTTGTTCTGTTTACATGTAATAATGAAGACAGAGTGAATAGTTATTTGAAAGATCGCTGTTCTCGTATACGTTATAACCGTCATTTTGAAGCAAACGATAATGCTCGTTTCTTGAAGGAAATCCTGAAAGATAAAGGTATTGCTGAGAATGATATTGAAGAAACTTATGATTTTGTTATAAGCAACTTCAACTTGTTATCTATTGATAACATTCTGTCATTTATTGATGAAAAGTTGATGTTCTCCGAATTGTCTAATAAAGATATTTTGAAGGATATGAACATTGTCAATAAGAACGGAAAACATTCTGAAGATGATTCAGAATCAGATAGTGAAGTAACTATTCAATTTTGATGAATATGAAGATGACGATGAAGACGATTATACGCCTTGCGATTGCTAAAAAAATAGGCAGGAGAAATCCTGCCTTTAATTTTCTATTATGAAAATATGTGGAATAAGCGATATACATGGTGAGTTTATCGATACTCCTGTATGCGATGTATTATGTATCTGCGGAGATATAGTTGGTTTAAATGATCAACGAGCTTTAGATGCATCTCGTAAATGGTGGTATAATAGATTTGCTAGTTGGGTTAACCGACAACCATGTGATAAAGTTATTATTACTCCAGGTAATCATGATTTCTTTCTAGAAGATGCCTATAAAAAAGGTTATCTTAGCGAACTCAAACAAGATTTATCAGTACGTACTAATGGTAAGTTAGTAATATTAATAAATGAAGAGTATACATATAATGAGATTAAGTTCTATGGATGCCCGTTTATAAATCCTATACCCTTTCAGGAAGGTAGATGGGCTTTTGAAGCAGAAGATGATGTTGATTATTACGTATCTGCCAGAGATGTAGATGTGTTTATTACTCATGATAATCCATATAAAAATACGTCATTAGAATATTGGTTAGGTAAAACTAAAACTAATAATTCTATTTACTTATATGGACATTGGCATGATGGACCTTCTAAGGAAGAGAATAAAGCATTCAACTGTTCTATATTAAATGATATGTATAATCGCAAAAAAGGTTGGAAACCTATAGAGATAGAAGTAATGACACCTAGTGATAAGATTGAAATAAATAAAGAATATTTAGCTATACTTATTGATTCTTTTAAGACATTTAGTGCGTTAAAAGGAAATAATATAGGTATAGACGAAGTAAAAGAATTCTTTGCACTTCAGAAAGAATACCTTGGAATGACATCTGAGGAAGATAAAGTAGAGTTACCAGTAACTGGAGAGGAGATAGAAGATGAACCTGATACAGAAGATAGTGAAGAAAGCGAAGGAGAAGATTGATGAGCTTCTCTTAATTCGTAAAGTAAAGAATGAAGTAGAATCTATGATTATTTTTCGAGAAGAATCTATAAACAGAAGTAAAGACACAATATGGAATTGTCTTGAATGTGGAGATGTAACTAGAGCATTTATGTATTATAAAGAAATACAGAATGCTAAAAAAGGCATCAAAGAACTCGAAGAATTCAAAAGCTTTGTTTTAGATAATGAGAAAAATGAAAATTGATATACCGTACTATGAAGATAATACTCGTATATCTAATTCAGCTATCGGATGGTTCTTGAAAAAAGGACCAAGATATCTACGTGATATGCTTGATGGAAAAGAAGAAGGTATTAGTGGAAAGTATCTTGAGAAAGGTACTATGATACATGAATATATTCTTCAACCAGAAGAGTTTTGGAAAGACTACGAGATATTAGATTTCGAAGTGCCAAGAGTAAAACAACAGAAAGACCTATGTGAAAAGTATTATAACTACAAACTGACAGATCCTCTTGAATCAGAGGAGAGTATATTATTATCAGCATATAATTTTGCTTATAATAATAAGAAGTCAGATGAACAGAAGTTAACTGAGGCAAAAAGTATAGTAGAAAACTATGGAAAGTACATAAAGTATTTGGAAATAGGTGATAAGAAAAAGATAATTTCCTTTTCTGATCTTACTATGCTAAAACAGATTAAGACTAATCTTGAGGAACATATTGCAGCTAATAAGTTGCTATTTGATGTTCCTACTACATATGAATGTCATAATGAGTTTCATATTAATTGGGATTATAAGGGAATACCTTGTAAGTCGTTACTTGATAGAGTAATGTTTGACCATGTTAATAAGAAAATTATTTTGATAGACCTTAAAACTACAAGTGATGTTTATAACTTTAAACATTCTGTAGAGGAATTCGATTATTACAGGCAAATAGCTTTTTACATTTGTGCTATTACCTGGTATATGCTTAATGAACTAAATCTTAATGTAGATGATTATGATTTAGAAGCATATATAATCGCTATTCAGACAAATGGAAACAATGAAGTGAGAGTATTTAACATGTTTAACGAGGATGAATTACTAAATCGTAAAAATGTAATATCTGACGCTTTACAAAGAATATCATATCATATCAATTCAAACGATTGGGATCATACTATAGAGTATTATACTAATGGTGGAATTGAACAACTTGAATGATGTAAGTATATATATTGTACCTTTAATTGATCCTAATATATCTTTAGTAGATATATCTGTAGAGAGTGGTTTTGTAAACGCTTATACTGAGGATATAGATAGACCTTATTTAGAAGATAAAGTCTTTATGCTATATGATACTTCAGTAAATACTGTAGAGTCAATGAATAGGTATTTAAAGTTTAGCAAACTAGATACTTTACATCATATTAAGTATATTAAGATTGATAAAAAACATTACATACTTTATTGTTTTAATATAATAGGGTATAAAAAAGATATAAGAAGTCTAAAAGAGATTGGTAAGGTTATTAAACCAGAAGCAGCCTTAGAAATTAGTAGATTTTGGGTTTCCATGACAGTTCCAAATCTAATTCATAGATTGTTTCTTAGCTCTTATGCTTATGGTGAGGGCATAAAAGCTATTACTAAACCTCGTGACTTTTTAAGTTATGAGAGTGGTGTCTTATAACGAAGAAAGCCTGTTAGTTTTTACGCTAACAGGCTATTTTTTTATCCTTTATCCCAAATATTTGATAATTGTGATAGAAACTTTAGAACGACATCAATTGATTCTATAAATAATTTCGTTTCGATTTCGGATCTTGTGCTTCAATAATATTCTTAATAGGAGTAAGTTTAGAAATAGTTCTTACTACTCTAGGCATACCCTCATAAGGACCTCTATCTATTAAATCAAACGGTGATCTAGCATATATATATGAGAATGGATTAAGTACACCTAATACTCCATAAGCATTATCAAACCAACTAAATGCAGCGGTAGGTGATTTAATCATGGACATAAGCTCCATAGGATTATACATAGTACGGAATTCAAATGCAGATCTAAGTGCTAAATAAGTAATTGCCTAACTCAACCAAGTATCATATTCATCGTCACCATCTACTAAAGTAGCTAATGATAGAGCAACAACAGTAGAGGCAGTTACTAAAGCTAATTCATTAAGAGTTCTGCTAATGGCATATTGCTCATATTCCTATAAATTATTATAGTCTTTAAGCATATCAGCTAATGCAAAGTGTTTATTACTATATAAACCTTTAACAAACTTACCCATAGTACGATAGTAACCCTCTTCTTCTACTCCTAAATCTAGATTAAATGTTTTAGATTTTAATCTATTATGAATACCTTGAATCATAAAGTTACGATGCTGAGTAACATAACTAGCTATAGCATGAGCGTGTACCTTGCCTTTATCTACTTCCCTAACAGTACCGTCAATACGTCTAGACAACACGTTGATTCTATTCATTACTTCATTCTTTATACTTTCCGTAACAAATTTCTCATACTTTTTATTTACTGTACCAGTGCCATTTTTAAAGTCATAAGCATCCCATAAAGTAGTCTTAATCTGCTTAAATTCTACTGCACCTTTCTTCTGATCATTCGGATAGAATCTTTGAATATAAGCTTGTTTACTCATAAATCCATGACCAGGAACTAGCCTGTAATTATGGTATATAGCCATAAGAGTATGACTCTTAACTGTATAATCAGCTTGAGTATAACCCATAAACCAGAAGTTTTGATTAATAGCTCTTATTATCTAACTATCTTCAAGTCTATCAAAGGTTTCTTTATTACCTTTTACTACTTGATTTAACTACATTAGATATGACAATTTATCTATTGGTAAGGGATTGCCAGTATTAGCTAATATATCTGGTATAGATTGAATAAACTAATTACGTGCAAATGCCATATCTTCTAAGTCAAAGAACCTACCTACCTTAGCTTCAAGAGTAGTATAAGTAACATCTGTGAAGAAAGAAGTACCGGCAGACCATAGATTATATGCTAAGTTAACTTTTGTAATATATTCCCTTACATTGCCTAATAGCTTAGAGAAGTTAATATCTTTACCAAGTAATTCTCCTTTTAGAGGTATTTTATTCTTACCATACAATATTCTATCTACTAACAATTGAGCCTATTGATATATGTTAGATGAACCAGGTTGTTTAATACCCTATTTAGTAGTAATCTACTAGGTCTTTAATAGATTAAGTAATAACTCTATTTCATCTCTCTATTCAGACATATTCTCGTAGTTAGATGCCATATTATAATACTATATAGCAGATGCAACTGCATCAGTAGATATATTATTAGGATTATCTAACATCTTTATAAATCTAGTAGGTATAATCTTTAATGGTTCTCCATTTGGCTTAGTAGCAAATTCATCTACAAAATCTATATCATCCGATTTAGTTGTAATAACATCAGAAAATACATATTTAATCTATTCTAATACGCCATTCTATCTACTAATAGCTCTAAGCATCTTAGCTTCAATCTAAGGAAGCTTGTAGTTATTAACATTAGTAATATAGGATATCTTTCTATTACTTTCTGTGATAGTATTTAGAACAGCATTATAGAGTTTCTTAACAGCAGGTTTAGACATTACCGCCTTATACGCTTTACTGTTATCATATACTTTCTTGTTAGGCTGTATAGCTGGACCATTAGGATCCCAATTCTTGTTATAATACTATGAAGATTTATCTAAAGTAGAATACCTATTAGCTGGTACAGTTTCACTATACTAATCTATGAATTCATCTTTAGGTTTAAGTGTAGTATAATAGCTAGCTGGATGCATTACACCTCTAAAGTCTTCATAGTGATTAGCGTCAAACCAGTCAGTGAAATACATATCACCCATAGCTTGAGCAGCTCTATAGTCTTTATAATACTATTCAGTAGGAGTTATAGTTGCAAAATCACTGAACTTATCTTTAGCATCCTACTATGGAGGAGCACCAACATAAGCATCGGCAATATCTTGATCTAATCTTCTTAGTAAAGCTCTTTCTCTATCTGATATGGTGTCATCTACTAATCCTGTAACAGGATTTCTATAGATAGATAATATTTGTCTCCTCTTTTCTACTAAATCATTATATGTATCACTTTGATTAGGTCTATCGAGATTAGCTATTCTTTCATAAAACGCTTCTGTCCATCTAGTACGTGTATTACGCTCTTTCCATAATAAATATTCTGGCGAATTAGCACCGTATTTTTCTATTACTTTAGCTTCATCTTTTTTAAATCTATCCCAATCAGGTACAAATTTATTATCCACTCCTACGGCTTCATTAAATGCTCTAAGTTCTTTTGCTATAATAGCCGCATCTCCAGATTTAGGAGAACCATCTAAGTTGAACTCTGCAGATAACATCTTCTTTTCTCTCTGTAAATCAATTAGTCTTTGATACATTTGAGGATTAAGAAGATTATCATATACCATATCATCTATAGTAACAGAATCTAATACCTAATTGATTGCTTCCTATATCTCATTAATTGCATCTCTAGTGATAGGACTAAGCATCTCATTTCTTAGCTTGTAGTATTCTGGTTTGTATTTTCTTTCCGCATTTTTAGAATAAAATTCATTTAAACCATCGTACCATTTCTAACTATTATCATCTGTAATAAGATATAAACCATTCTAGTCTTTAGCTATCTTTAGTTTCTCAGCTAGCTTATCCATATAAGCTTTCTAATCAGTATAGAATTGACCGTAGTTTCTATCTCTTACTAAGTAACCAGTATATTTTCCATCTTTGGTCTTTTCATATAAGAGTGTTTGTACGTCATCTCCATACTTAGTTTTAGCTGGCTATAATACTTTAACTAGTTCTGTACCCTTCTCATAAGTCTATCTATCGGTAGCATTCATAGTATTAGTAAGTATATTAGCTATAGAAGCTATAACCATATTATCACTCTCACTACTCATACCAAACCATACAGATAATAGACTATTGTCATTAGTAGGACTATCTAACCAATTAAGTACTTTATCTATATACTCTTGAGGAGTATTTCTTGACTATAGATACTTGACTAACTCCTAACTACCTTTGTTTCTAAGTAAGTTATTGAATTTATTATTAACTATAGTAAGCTAAGAATTTAAATCTAATACTTTTTGTTTAAACAAGTCGTAATCTGGAATATCATTAAATATATTAGTAGTATCTAACATATATTGAACCTTATCCATCAAAGGTTTATAGAAACCTATATAGTCTTCGGATAATTGTCTAATCTATTTAGCATTTACTTCATTAATGGGTTTATTTAAGAACTTAATACTATCTGCAATAGAAGATTGAACGTGATCTACGAATTGCACAGTACCTTCAACAGCCTCAGAACTAGCTAGATTACTAATAAGACTATTCAATTCATTTTCTAATTTAATATTCTTTTTAGCATATCTCTTTACAGAATTAATACGATTCTTTAGACCATCCTATATCTTATTAAAGTGATTAGTAAACTCCTTTAAAGTAGATATTTGTTCTTGAGTAAAACCATCTAACTAGAAAGTATTATTAGCATTCTGTCTAAGTTTAACTATATCAGTAGGACTAAGAATAGCCTCATTCTTACTATCTAGAGCTTTATTTCCATAGTAAGTTTTAAACCCCTGAGAGAAAGTTAAAGCTCTTACTTTTAAAGCTTCCTATCTATCTCCTTTAAAGTATTCAACTAGTTTCTGAAATTGCTCAGACGGCTCCCCATTGGGAGCCTTATCTAAGCTATTACCATCATTCTAGTCCCAAACATAATAGGCATCGTTTTCACCTATTGCTTCAACTAATTCCTTCCATTCTGGAAGTTTTTTATTTGGACATTTTATCATAATTGACAGATGAATTTATTAACAACACCTTCTACTTGTTCTCTAGTAGTAACATTTTCTTCTCGCATCATTTCAGCAAATTCATTAAGATAAGTTTGCATTTCCTCTTTGGTGAGCTCTAATATAGATAACTCTTCTCTGATTCTTCTTTCACCAAGATCATACAATTCTATTATACTTGACAATTGAGTATTGGTATATGTCTCCTAGTTTATTTCTGGAAATACTAAATTATTAAAGGACTCTTCAAACACAATATTGTTAGGAATAGGCATAGAGTTGAAAAAAGAAGCCATTTCAAGATTTGAGTAAGCATTCAAATTAGGTCCTGTACCGGAATAAGCTACTAGAAACTCCTTATCTGGATTATCCGTAGCATATGAATATAGTTTACTAATTTGTTCTTTTATCTGCTCTTTTGTTCTAGAAGGATGTACAGATTTAGTAAGATCTTTAGTAATAATAGCATAAGACTGTCCCTAAGGTCCTTCTGATTGTCCGTAAATAGCACCAAAATTTCTTCTAGCTACTAGTGCTGCTCCTTTGCCATGTCTACCCTATGTATTAGAGCCAAATACAAATACCTAGTTTGGAGATAAACTAGTTATCATTCCACTATAAGTCTTTCTTTTATTTAGAACTTTTTCTCTTATTTGTAGAGCTTGTTTGAGAGTGTTACGAACTTCGGAATAGAATTCTTCTGTTACTTTACTTCCCCTATTACCAGCTACATTTAATGTTTGAATGTTATTATCTATTAACCATTGTCTCAATTGTTCTCCATTTGGATTTAATATAAAAGGTTTATTGTGGTTTTTAGCAAAACGTTCAGTAGCATATCTACCAGCTGAATCATCATTTGTAGCAAAATAAGCAGTACCATCTGAATTAATTACATTTTGTTCAGTACGTGGTAAGTAAAACTCTTTTCCTCTTTTGCCTTGTTGTAACTCTGGAGATATTTCTACTACTCCAAAATCTTTTATACTCAGATCTATACCATTTTCTGTATAATAACCTGGAGTTGTCGTTCCACCAGTTTCAATTCCTAGCTCTTTTCCTACTTCTAAACCTAATCTATCGATTCCAGTTTGTGCTCCTGATATTATTTTAGTTACAGGAGAATTAATTACAGTTTGTTCTTGCATGTCGACTTCTTTATCGCTTAGTGGAGTAGTATTGTCTTCATCAGAATAATCCTGATCTTCATATACTCTATCCTATTCAGCTCTGGCATAATTCTAATTCTTATAACTAGGAAGCTCATTAATATAATGTAATTGATTTAATATATTTTGTGTAGATGAATCAGTGTATGGTTTAATAGATTCTGGATCCATTAAATCAAAGTACGCTAAGTTTTCCTAGTTAAAAGGTAATTCAGTATCAGCTTTATTATACTCTACAATAGTATGACCTCTGTACTTCATACCTTTCTTGTTTATTAACGCATAAACAGGAGAATAGGCTACTCTATTGTTTCTATCCATAAATTCTCTATAGCCTATAAGCTAGTAAAGATGCCAGTTCTCAGGAGTATAACCTCCTAAATCTCTAAACTTAACCATAGGAGGGAATAGAGGATATGAATTTCCATCTACTTTAACCCAATTAATAGGTCTAATAACAGGATCATTACTGCTAGTGTATTCACCTATAATCATATTAGGAGCTACTTGATATTCATCTATACTAGCGTGTTTCATCATAATATAGCCACCATCTGTCTGCTTATAATAGTTAATAGGTTTGACTACAGCATCATTATGCCAGTTATTAGCAAGAATATCCATCTTATCAAAAGTACTTAACTCTCCATTATTTGTAATGTCATGCAGCTTACTCTTGATAAAATCATTATATCCAGATGATATACGATAACTATTAGGTAGATATTTAAAGAAACCATTCTGAGTACTATTATCACCAGTAGTATAGAAAGAATATATAGCTAAATCCTCAGCTAGTTTTCTTACTCTTTCATCTGGATGCTCTAATAGATCTCTCCAATAGTTAATTAAGTTATCAGCTTGCAATTGATCTCCTTGTATTATCTCAGAAGTATCAATAAAATCATATCCATCATAAGCTCCTAAATTTGGTAATAGATATTCTAAGAAATCATTTGCTATTCTACCGTCATATCTAAGGAGTTCCGGATATTCTCCTCTCATAATACGCTGTTTGAAGTTATTTAATCTCTTAGGTACAGATTGATCACCAGTAAGCAAACTGTTAACATCTATACCAAGACTATTAAAAAATTCGGACTTCATTTGAGATTCTATACCACGAATAATAGGACTAAGTATCTTACTAGTTGCAGTAGTCTTTCTACCAAGTAACGCAAGAACGTTAGTTAATCTCTCTGTAAACACAGGAGTATTCCTAAACAACTGATTAGCAAATATACCATAACCAAAGTCAATACTATTTTGAGTTTTGGTTTCAATGAAAGTCTGATTATAGAATTTATTAATTTCACCTTCGCCAAAATAAGGACTATTAGCTAAGTCTAACATACCATAACGATATATTAATTGTTCAGCAAAGTTCTTACCAGTTTTCTTAGTATCTACTTTAGAATATTTAACAAGATCAGCAAGAGCGTCTGCATAAGGTTTAAGAGCCTAGAATGCATAATACATTCTTACTTGTTCAGTTCTATAACCTGCACTATCTTTAGCGTCTTCCTTAAGTAATTCTCTAGTTCTATAAGTATATTCACCAGTATCAGGATTAACTATCTCTGTAAATAGATCAGCATACTCTATAGATTTAGCCTAAGTATCGAGATTAGCAAACCGTTTACGAATATCCTTATCTGGATCATATTTATCAAGTACTGATTCAATAGCCTCTCTTTCTAATCTAGAAGGACTCTTAGTTCTATCTATACCATATTTACCCTTAGTCTTAAGAACAGCTTCTGCCATTTCTTTAAGGATAGGTTGTGACATAAAATAGAATGTAGATCTACCTTTACCAGTGCGTAACAAATAAGATACCATATTGTAAGTCCATCCATTAACGTTCAAGCGTACAATATATGGATCTTTTGCTATATCTACAAAACCATTGATCATAGCTGATAACCAGTCTAATATTCTACCACCTTTAGGATTACTAGGAGTAGGATCATCCCATATCTTACCTAAGTCTACAAGATTAAGAGCTGTAGTAAATTCATCATTTACCATCTACAAATGAGTAAGCTATGTAAGAATATGGTGTGCATTGTTTAATGCAAATGGACCAATACCAGCTTTACCACCTGTATATTCTGCCTTTCTAGCTTCTTGATAAGAAGGAGTGTATACCTCAAATGGTTGTACATAATGTTTCTATCTTCCGCTCTCTATATCTTTTAATACCTCTTTAACATTACCTGTAGCATTATCAATAGATAACTTTAATTGGTTAGTATTCTCTAAACTGAGTAATACATTCATATAGGCATTGAGAAGAGTATTTTTTATACCAGATTGCGAATTTGGATCAGTAACAAGTCTACCATCATTGTCATACGAATATCTAGCAATATAAAGTTTATCAATATCAAAGTCAGAACCTGTTAATTTAGTAAAGTCTTCTGGTAACATAATAGTATCACCCATAATCTCTGGGAATACATCTACAAACCTTAACGCAGATATAGAAGCAATAGACTAAGTAGGAATACGATAACCAATAGCATTAGCTGTAGCATTATCCCCAATGATCTATTTATCAATTAACCATTGTCTAGCTTGATCGAAAGTCATTTTTTCATAATTAGGTATCATATGTTTGAACAGATTGATACTTACTACAGAATCAGTAGAACCTTCTTCATTAATAGCTTTGAGTAATCTACCACTATTAATCATTTTAGGAGTAATCACTCTAGAACTACTAGCCTCAAGACCAAATGTAGATCTCTGAATAAATGCACCACCAGGCATATTTACATCTACTACCTTCTTATTGATCATAGCAATAAATCTACTTTCAATCCAAGAGTTATCAGATATAGCATCTAGAGGCATTCTTAATTCATCATTCTCAGTGGTAAGAGCTGTAATAATATTGTCATTAGCATCAGAATCTTCTGCATCCTCTCTAAGCATCTATGCTAGTTTCTATACATTGACTGTATTATCCGGATTAAGTAATTCAGCAGCAAGTTCTTCTCTACCTATATCAGATAATCTATTAAGAGAACCCATTACTCTTTCTTTAATCTCAGCTCCAGTTAATTTATCTTTACCATATATATCAGTATCAATAAGGTTAGATAGAGCTACTTTCATAAACTGAGTACCAGTCATTTGTTCATCATGCACATGAGGATCAGTAGCTAACTGCTGACGTAAATACTTAAACTGTTGAGTATAAGTATGTAAATTATCAAAGTTAGTAAGATGTTCATCTTCTGCTTGTTTCATCTGTTCTGCAGATAAAACAGTTTGACCATCCTTCAACTCTATTTCTGATTCATGTGTACCTACATAAGGTGAAATAGGACTCTCAGAACCAGCTTTAACGGCAGAGTTAAACATTACCATATCAATAGGATTATCTCCTGTCATACGGTCATATAATGCCTTTAAATCACCAGTTGCTATAGATTTGAATAATGGAAACAATGCCATCTTATTAAAGTATGGAATAGCTAAACCATTAACACTGAAACGAGTACCCATTGCCATATACTTCAAAGCATTCAAGATAACCTTATTAGCTTCTTTATATAGTTTAGGATCTGATTCCCATTTATCAGCTGTTTCAGGATCAGTAAGTATTTCAAACGCTCTCTTAATAGCTGGAGACCATTTACCTTGCATACGCATAAGATCTCTAAACATATTGGGACTAATATAAACAGCAGCATCTGCTACATTTATACCTTCTTTATATCCTTCTACATCAATCTTAGCCGAAGCTCTTGCTATACTTACAGCTTTAGGATACAGTTCTTCTATCTATTTTATAGTAAGATCTTTTACATTATCCCAAGCCTCTATACCTTCTAATTGTTGAATAGCTTCTTTAATACTACCTCTAGTAAACAATTCTTCATATACAGCATATTGTTTAGAAGCAACTTCATAATCTTGCAATTCAGCTACTGTATAATCCTATCTTATAGGATCATTAAAGAAGTCAAGTCTATTGTTAGTACCTGTAGAAGTAAGAGCACCTAAACGTTTAATTTTATCTACTGATATATCCAATAGTCCACCTTTATCATATGAGAACTTATAGTAAGCTGGATCACCACTAAATACTTTCTCTACTTCCATTACAGATATAATACTGTTGATCATATAATCTGAAAGCATATCGAGTACAGAGTAAGCTTCTGCATTAGAAAGATCTATCTGAGTGTAACTACTCTTTCTAGATTCTACTTCGCTATCATCTAATAGTACATTACGTATACCCCATATCTACCCATTGGGAGATAGATTATCTATAATACCTAAATCAGTTGCAGTCTTGATTTCTCCTTTTAATCTTTCAGTTAAGATATCACTAAGTATTCTATCTTTACCTTCTTCAGTAAGATCGAAATAGTATCTTCTAGCTATATCAAGATTCTCATATGCAGACTTAGTAGGATCATTAAAACTTATGTACTTACCATCTACATATACTCCTGTAAGGAATCTAAAACGTGCTCCATTACCCTCAATCTTATAAGTCTTACCATTTGCTTTATACTTATTAGGAGTATGGTAATTTTTAATACGTCTTTCTGGAGATAACCAGTCTTCATTTATAGAACCATCTTCATTATAATGTATACCGTCTCTAAAGTGAGAAGGATTATCATCTATCTATCTTAAAGTAAGTTCGATAGTATCCAATTCATTCTGAATATAGCCTTTTAATATATCCAAAGAATCTTTTCCATATGTTACAACTGTTCCTCTATCAGTAAATTGTAACTATAATCTTTCATGTGGTAATTGGACTCCTTTAATGAAATGATAAGTCTTCTTATCTGCAACAGTAGGGAATATAATTCTATCATTAAATACGGCTGTCATTTTGGCTAAATAGTCTTCTCTATCTGTTATACCAAAATAATCTCTACCAGTATCATGAGAAGTCTAATCCTTGAAATTAATGAATGTTTCAATGCTTAAAGGATTAATTCCTGCATTTTCTAATAATAAAGATTTACCGTTCCATACTACAGACTTCAATCTTTCTACTAATTGTGGATTTTCATTAAGCTCACTGATTCTATCTTTAGCAAAGTTATTCTAAGATACCATATAGTAACTTGTACCATCAGGACCTAAACTACTCAAACTATTATCTGTAGCATGAGTATAAGCATAGGCATTAGCAAGAGCTTTGATAAAACCTACATTGTTATAAATGTCAGCAGGACTAGTAACAGTACTCCCGATACTTATATTGTTAATGGTACCATCTTGATTAATAGCTTTATTTACAGTATTAAGAATTTCTTGTACTCTAGCAAAACCACCATAATTAGATCCACTAGTCATGAACTTATTAAGCAAAGTATATGTATTAGTAGTAGGATCACCGTAGTCTCCAGACTCTAACATGGTATTGATTGTAGGTTTATCTACTAGAATACCAGCTCTATTAAGAAGAGAAGTAACATATTGTTTAAACATCTCTTGATTATTAGCCTAATGAAGATCAATAAGTCTTATATTACCATCAGATTGCTTATACTTAAGTATACCTTTGTTATTTACGAAAGCTGTCATACAGTCTTTCATATCACTAACAAGTTTACTCAATTTCTATTTAGCGCCATCCTAAGCAACTACTACTCCATCTTTGTTATACTTAAATATACCTGCATTATGGAACAATGCCTGTGACCATACTTTAGGATAAGCGGCAGCTTTCATGTCAACATTGTTATCAATCAGTTTAAAGTTATTAAAACCATTATCATCTTCTGTAATTCTTACAGTAATAAAAGTATTAACGTCTGATGTAATAACTGTCTCTAATTTAGATAGGGTAGCTTCTGCATTTACTGCAACATTAGGATCTGAACTATTAGAATTATTAATTAAAGCCATGAACTTTCTAAGTAAAGCATTATAGAATAAATCATTCTAAGCTTTCTCAGATATCTTCTCTACCATATTACGAATGGTACGGCTACCAGCTAAATCTTTTAATACCTTAACCCATACTTCTTTCTCGTCAACAAACTGTGGGAAACCAGTATTAGGATCAATGTATGCTTCTATAGTACCTTGATCATTTAACTTATACAAAGGTATAGTCTAGAAGAAGAATTTAACTTCAGCGGGAGCATTATCTTTAATAGATACATTCATACCTTCTACAGTATGTTGACCTATATTAACTCCTTCTGTTTCACCAGCATCAATAGAAGACATTTCTTCATCAGCTTTTCTTTCTATAGCTCTAATACCTAAAGATTTTAATCTCTTAGCTATAGCGGGTTTAAATACCGTATCGTACTTTTGTACTATTTCATCTATAACCGGATTAGGTTCTAGTTGAGCTGTATTTACTAGAGTTCTACGCAATAACTCAAAGTTATTACTTAACTTAGAAACATCTGTATAATCTATAGTATCTGATGTAAAATTAGTCTAGAAGAAAGCATAAGTAAGGGACTTAACGATATCATCGTACTGTCTTAAAGAAGTAATATTATCAAATTTATTACCTCCTACTTCAAAGTTAGGCCCACTATCCTTATAGATTTCTCTGAATCTAGCTATATTTTCTGAACTAGGTTGTATACCTGCAAACTTACCTCTACTAATACCAGTATATAATTGAGCTAAAGTATATTGACCTGTCTTAGCCCATATCCTTACAAAGTCTGCAATGCGTTTAAACCACTTACTTATATCAAATCCTTTAGTATAAATAGATTGATCTGCATTAATAGCAAACTATCTATAGTCTTCTGCAAGTATTTCATCTATCTAAGTATCAGTAAGTTTAGTTTTGTTTCTACGATTATATCTATCATATAAACTTCTACGCTTCTTATCACTAATAAGTAATTGAGATACTCTGTGCCATGCTTCATGATACTATACGCCTTCCGGAGCTTGTTCTGATAAAGTGATAGCATCTAATCTAGCTTGACCCATCACTTTAGCACCAGATGCAGTAACATCTATTACTGTCTTACTTACTTCTATTTGTTCATCTATAAGTCCTAGCTTATCTTGTAACCATTGCTTAGCATTAGGAATGTCAATCTGATTAATAGGAGAAGTGGGTTCATTAGCTACAAAAGTTGGACCTTTCTTTCTTCCTTTACCATCAAGTATATCAAATACATCACTCATACGAATGATTTCTCTTTCTCCTGGTTTATCTCCAGGAAGATCAAATACAAGACTTCTTAAATGTTCTTCCTTAGATGCTTCATTTATTTTTAATTGTGCCTGTTGCTGAATATCATCTGCATATTTATCACTAATAGTCACGTCGTCTATCCATAGACCTACATTGTACATTCTATCAGCAGTATTAGTTTGTATCCAACCATTTTTAATGTACCATCCAAGTACACTTATACCTTTGTCATTAGATGGATCTTTTACATTAATGCCATTTACTTTCTTAAGACCTAAATCTCTTAAAGTAAATTCTACCTACCCAGGTATTATTACTATCTTATCAGTACTTTTTCCATTTAGTGCACTGGAAAAACTACCTATACCTTTTTGTTTACTACTAAGAGAACTACTTGTATCACGTCCTACAAAATTGTTCTACAATCCCTATTCATCTAGAGCAAAATGAAAGTTATCTTTAATATAGTCCTTAAACTTCTATTGACTCTGAGGATTAGTAAGCAACTCATTCATAGTATATAATGTCTGACCTAACATTACATTACCATTTTCATCTTTATAGAATTGTTTATCTAATCTACGTCTTCTTTGTTCTGGAGTTAAACGATTATCATTTGGATCTGTAGCCGTGTGGTCTCCGTAGTTAACTAAGAATGACAATACTTCATCATTAGTATTCTATGTTAAGATACCATTTGTATCTACAAAATCTCTCTGATTAGAAGTAACTAATTTGAGTATGACATCTGCAGCTGCATCGTTTCCAGTTAACTTTAAAGGATTCAACTGCATCTAAGCTGTACCAATAGTACCATCTAATCTATCTACTTCTACTAGCATCTACATAGTACCAAGTCTACTACCATTAAATGATACAGTTTGATCTTGATATCTTACTACTGAATTACTGATTGGACCGGTAGCAATACCTATTCTAGTATTAGAAGCATTAATTTTATAAGGATCTTTCTCTTTAAGCCACGCAGACTCTAACAAAGATCTGTTCTTTGGAGAACCATCCTCATTGAATTCATTTAAGAACTAACCGTTAGTAGAAGTAACCCTAGTAGGTATAATCCTAAGTTTAGGATTGGCTTTTTTCTATTTATCTAATTCAAATATTTTGTTTCTAAGAGTCTCTAGATTATCACGTATAATCTTCTACTGTTCATCAGGCATACGTTGAAATGCTTTGTCTTGACTTAAATAGTTCTAAGTAGGAGTATATGCTGCGTACTTTTTACCTTCATAAGTGAATACAGTAAATATATCGTTTACAACATTACCGTTAGCATCAGTGTACGGTTGTACTTCTACTTCGATTTGTGCTTTCTATAAGAAATCTCTATTCTAAGTAGCTAGAGCAAAGTCTTGATTATTGAGATAATCATTTCCTCTATACTTTTTAGGAGCATAAAAGTATCTACCATCTTTATCTCTTTCTCTACCTGTAAGATCATATACTAATCTATGTGAATAAGCATCTATAGCTGGATTATATGTAATAGTATTAGGAGTATTCTACTATAACTATACAGGTTTTGGTTGTTCTATAGAAGCTGTAATTGTAGGTTCTTGTGTAGCGACTTGAGTAAGAGGTTGACTGGTAGGAATATCTCCTAGCATACCTTTTAGTATGCCTCCAAGAGTAGGTACAAAATCTGCCTATTCTGGAGTAGTTTTAGGCTATTCAACTAAAGGAGTAATTGGATCTACTGTCTGTGTAGGAGTTTCTGTCTCTTCTAAGTTCTTTCTAATATCAGCAAATCTACTAGCGTTTCTAGCCTTCATTCTTTCAACTAGTTTGTTTCTAGATTCAGTGATGAAGTCTATTGTAGCATCGTAGTTAGGATAATTCTTTATAATCCTTTTAGCTTTATTAGTAAGACTCTAGATAGCTTTTTCATCTCCAGAATACAATGCATCCTCTAAACGCTTTTTAACAGAATTTATGTCCTACCAGAAATCAGAACGAATGTCTCCCTCATTATCCATAACTATTTCTGCCATACGAGTATATTTCTTAGTAGGATAAGCTTTTTCGAATTGTTCTTTGAGTAATCCACTAAGCTTATTATATACTACACCAGGAGCTGTATTGCCTTTTATAGAAGTAGAAGTTTTACCGTGATCGTCAGTTACCTATTCTGTATATTTATTCTATGTTTCTAATGCTTGTCTTCTAGTCTAAGTAATATCTTCTGGCTCAGTATCAGTTTCAGTTGCAACAGGTTGAGAAACAATTTGTTCCTCTTGTGTTATCTACTGTTCTGTTTGAGCTTCTGGTTGAACTATAGAAGGAGCTTCATTATCCAGAGTTACTGGTTCTACCTCTTTAGTATTCTCTATAGCTTCTTCTACGTCCTTTTCATTGTAGAAATTATCAAGTTCCTAAACAAAGTCTATTTCCTTATCTTCTACATCATGCCATTTATCTAGTTTAGCTTGTATAGCTCTTTTATCTGTAGAACGCATGATCTTAAGTTCTTCTAAAGCTCTAACATTATCCATCTCAGCAGCAATTAGTGTTTCCATAGCGTCAGATATATTCTCATGCAGACTAGGAACTACTAATTGTTCTTCATTCAATTCTGGTAATACTGTTTTAATATCAGCTAATTGTTCATCGAAGGTCCTCTGTACTTCTTTAAGATCTTTTCTAAGCATTTGTGAGAATTTAACTACATCTGCTTTATTAGTTCTAATACCAGTAGCCTATTGTAATCTATTCAATGACTCAGAGTTCTCTTGATATCTTTGATTAAGTTCTTTAATTTTATCAAGAGTAGCTTTATTGCGAATAAGAACTCTCAAAGCTAATTTATTCTCAGCAGATAAGTTCGTAGGAGATAAACTAGTGATATACTTATCTACTTCTTTATCATTAAGTAACGTATTGAAGTTACGTTCAGCCTCTTGTTTATTTTCTAATGATTCTAATGCTAATCTTTCGTGATGATCCTTTAGCGCTACAAACTCATTATAAGTATCAGTTTTAGGATCTATATCCAACTTTGCAGCCTAATATAGAGTACTAGGAGCAGTATAAGTATTCCTGAAATATGCGGCTCTCTACTTCTCTTCTGTTACTTCTTGTTTAGCTCCTTCATCTAAATCCTAAGTATTTAAGTAATCAAAAGCTTCTTCTACATTAGCCCATCTTCCTTGTTGGATCTTCTGACCGTATAAAATATTCTTTCTTACTCTATCTTTAACTTCTAACTTATCTGCATACAGATTTGCTACAAACTGATCTGCACTTACCTAACCTGGTAATGTAGTAGCAGTCTGTACTCCACCAATAGCAGAAGTCATTAGACCTCCAAGTAAAGCGCCCCCTTTAAAGTTTTCCATAAACTCTGCATCATCAGAATATACAGGATCCCAAGGAGTAATAGCTGCATATATAGCTCTAGCTCCTGTACCTATATTCTTTACAAAACTCTTGAGTATTGTAGGATCTGGATCAAATTCGTTATTGATAAATCTTTGACCTTTGATATACTGAATACCTTCCTCTGCACCTTCCGATATAGCAGTAATACCTATTCTACCTCCTAAGTCTACTAGACGTTGTACAGTTCTACGCTTAGGTAATCTATCTACTCCTTCTAATCCATAAGTAACAACATCATCAATACGCTTAGACAACTATTGTTGCAAATCTCCAGCATAAGTAGCAGCTTTAGATATACCAGGAATAGACTTAACTAATTTAGCTAATCTACCAATAGGAACTACTTGTAAAGCTAATTCAGCAGCATCAAGAGTAGATAGAGCCATATTGTCAGTATATAATGACTCTATACCCTATCTAGCTTTCATACGATCACGATTGAATTTAGCATTATCAGAAGCGATAACTCCAGTTAATACCTAATCCAATACATAATTATCGTCACTAATTTGTTCTGGAGTGTATTTTCCACTAACTTCCATCTTAGCTCTAGTATCATCTAATACACTCTTTCTAGTTTTTTCATCAATCATCTGATTGATCTTGTCCCTATAGTTAGAGTATACCTCTGATTTTGATTCAGCATCTCTAGCTCCTATGGTACCAACTAATGAAGTACCTACAAACGGTAGAGCCATACCACCAGAAGCAGTTGAAGCTAGCAAGGCACTACCAATAGCTAATGCCTGCCAGCCATAATTTGCTGCAGAAGATCCCATAAGACCGGGAACTTTATACAGATAAGAATCTATATCAGTAAAACTGAAAGGAGTAGATTGTTCCTTCTTATTGTAGAAAGAACTTACCCTATCACCCCAATAATTAATGTCTTCCTGATTCTCTTCTGCTTTTGCTAGATAAGACTACAACTTATTCTCTTTATCAGTTATTTGCAAATCAAGCATATTCCTAATACCTTTAGAATCAAATGATTTAGTTATATCATCTTTATAAGTATTAGGAACCCATTCTTGAACGTATCTAGCATAAACACCTGCATTCTCTTTAAGTCTTTGACCTAATTCGTTTATAGCATCTTTATTTTCATTATACAAATTAGGATCCTATTTAACCTAACTCATTATCTGTTGGAATGAATCCTAATCATCTAAGAACTGTCTTGCTTTAGTGAAATTATTATACTCTTCTTCTTCCATGATATAGTCACCTAAAGCTTTATCACGTTCTACAGAATTTCTACTTTCTTGCCACTTAGCAAATGCATCACTGACATAATTGAGTATATCATAATCATCTGGAGTATAAGTTTGTCCGGCAGGATTCTACATCTCAAACTAGTATGCATCCAAATTTACCTTTGGAGCTACATACTCATTATACATAGCCTACTTCTACCTTATATTGTCTACCAGTGATCTATCGTATATAGTCTTTTTCTTCATATTATTGTAAACCTAAAGTTTGTCTTGCTGATTCTTCATAAGCTCCCTTAGCTTGCGAAGCACCACCAATACCTCCGTAATTTTGTCCTTGTTGATAATATTGGTTAACGTTCTGCCAATAAGCTGGAGCTACTTGTTCAGATGGTAATGCTCTCATTGCATCTATCTCAAAGTACTCTACGCCGTCGTCCCCTACTTTTTGTGTTACCTCTTTACCACCAAATAAACGCTTAATAGCATAATTGGTAGATTCTTGACCAAATGGGTAGAATATCATTTTCATACCACTACTCCAAATACCTCTACCAAGTTTTTGTTGTATTTCAGATTTGGGAATTCTTATCTTACCAGTAAGAAGTTTATTATCTCCTACTTGTACTACTCCATTATCTGGAATAAAGGATACACCATCTACACTACCTGTTTCTATAAGTTCTTTCAGATTAAAATCTGGATCCTTACGTATACCAGCTTGTCTTTTAGTCTATCTAGGAGTAGTCTTTGTAATAGTCTAGAATACTGTTTCTGGAAGTAAAAACCCTTGAGAGTTAGTAAACTGATAAGCTGAATGTTGAACTCCATTTTCATCAGTAATAATAGTAGGCAAACCTCTAAGTTCTGTAAGTAATGCATCTTGAGTACCCACTGGTATAGAAGCTTTCACTGAATTAATAGCTCTATTAACACCTTTAATGTATCCTTCAGAACTAAAATTATCCTTAGATTTATTAAAGGCATCAAAACCAGCAGCTTTCCTAAATTGATCAAGCATATGTGTACTCTGTGCCATACCCTGTAACTGCATATTTCTTTGAGTAGCAATCTGCTTAGCATTCTCAGCTGCAATCAAATATCTTTCATCTCCTGTCTAATTATATGCATCGGCATATTGAGCATATAGTCTAGAATTATTTTGTACATCTTCTATATAACTGTCAATTCTTCCTAATTTACTCTTAGCGTCCTTACTTATCTTGTCATTAGGACCATATTTACTAGCTATATCTGCTATGTAATTTCTATATTGTCCTATAGATTCTACTCCTAATTGTCTATTAGTAGAATCCTAAATTGACGCATTAATGAAGTCTAGACGAGTAGGAAGAGCTGTTTGTACATTAGCTCCTTGAGCTCCATATCTATATTGCATCTTAAGATTCTCCATGAACAATGGATCCGGAGTAAGAGTAGGTCTAAGAGTCCTATCAATCTGAGATTGAGCAACCATATCGGTAAATGCTTCTCTGGCTTGTTCCTCATTACCTCCATATTGTTTCAAGAACTGTTTGTAATACTGTTGTCCTTGAGGAGTATTTATAAGATCGTTCTAGTGAGCTTTAGCTACAGCAAGTAGATCTTCATAAGTATTACCAATAGCATTATACTTAATACCATTCTTCCATACATCAGGTAATGAACCTGGTCTAAGGTTATCAAAATACTTATTACTAAGTTCATTAGCATTTAGATATTCTACTGGCGCTAACTCATTCATTATTCCAGCAGTAGCAGTATCCCAATTACTAATATCTATTTCATCCCAATTAGGATTGTATCTACCTGCAGCTTGCATTTTAGCTATACTCTATTGTCTAGCCTATAAATTCTAGGAACTCTAACGTAGGTTACTTAATGTAGCATAATCTAGATTGTTAATTCTAGATTGTAATCTAGATCTAAAGTTTGCATCTTTCATAGCGTCTGGATTAGTAGCTGCTTGTTCTACTAGATCAGACAACTATCCTATAGATTGTTCATAGTAACGTTGAGTATCTATAGCAGATGGAGACTAGAACTACCCAAATGTTTGAATAGCTCCAGATATTTCGTTAGCAGCTCTATCTACTGCTTCTTTCTATGCAGATCCTATACGATATAATTCTCCGAAATTTATAGGAACATATGTATTTAGTATAGGGGCTTCTGCAGGTCTATCATATCTATTAACGGCCATATCTATTACCTCCCTTTACATAAGTATTATAAACATTCTATAGTACATCCGAACTATAACCTGATTCTAAGAATGGTTTATACAAATCTAACATAGCATCATCTCTAGTTCTCTGATTACGCATAAGCTCTCTATTCTGAACCCACTGACTTAATTGACTAAGACCTGCTCTACGTGTATTTCTTGCAGCTGCTCTATTCTGAGCATTTTGTTCAGCAGATAGATTGGTAGCTCCTACATACTGTTGTCCTAAATTATTTAGAGTAGAAGCATAATCAGCAGCATACTGGTTATTAACATTACTCTCTTGCGCACGTAAATCAGCAATAGCTCTATTTTGTCCTAATGCAGATTGTAATCTGAATGCAATATTAGTTCCAGTATTAGGATTAACTCTACCAGCATTGTAATTACTTATTGCTCTACTTCTATTAAGATCTTCTATTGCAGGAGTAATGTTAAATCTACGTCTACGCATAGTACTAGCAATAGTTCCAGCGTAAGGATTATAATTAGTATTTACAGTTTCTGCATCTCCTGTAGCAAGATTAGATATAATAGGAGCTAATGAACCAATTGTAGAAGTTACATTACCAAGTATACCGCTAACATTAAAACCACCAGGAGTAGAAGTTGTCTGAGCAGGACTACTCGTACTTCTAAGAGTACTCACTATAGATCCTGGATCTACGTCTACTCCAGTCAAAGTAGGAGCTGGAGCTTTGCTTGCAACTTTACCAGTAGTGTTATATATAAAATTAGGGTTTATAGTTCTACTAGTAGTATCAACAAGCCTATCTATAGATTCGATACTAGCATCCAATGGTAATCTCGCTGTATCTCTGTTCTATATTCCATTATAATTCTTATAACCCAATTTAGTACCACCTTTAGCAAAGTGAGTAGCTTCAAAATCCTTATTCTTCTTAAGACCTTCCTGCATCTCAAACAGCTAATCGTGAATAAGTTTATTATTCATTTCATTTAATTTAGCTGAATTCTTTGCGAATCTATCTTTGTTTTTACTTTTCTTTTTTGTCATCATTTCTTCACCTACTTGTGCAAATGTTTTCTTTGTACCAGGATACTTAACTTTATCACTCAGTATCTTACTACCTTCTGGTAAGCTTACTAAGTTACTATCAGTAGGTTGTCCTTTCTCTGGTACTTTGTTTACTTGACCATCTGGAGTTTGAATTAATTCTCCATCATCTACGTAAGCTAGACTTGGAGAGTAACCACCTTGTGCTAATGTCATTACGTCAGTATCATAGGTTTCATCAAATTCCTAAGCCAGATCCTATCCTTGTGTATTAGCTATTCTATTACCCGCTACACGTTGCTTAGCTGCATTATAAGCACGTTTAATTCCTTTGTTACTACGGAATAAACCAGTACTATAAGTTACTGATGGATCTTCAAAGAAGCCATTAGGGGTTACTTTACCTTTCTTACCTATTATACCAGGTATAGCTCCTACTACAGCTCCTACAGCTGCACCGATAGGTCCTGCAGCCATACCGATAGACGCTCCAGATGCAGCTCCACTAAGCATGTTACCAGCAGTTTGTGATTTAGCTTCTGCTTCTGTAGTAGCAGTTGACCCACCAACTGTACTGTTTATTCCTGTTGATAATAAGTTAGCTCCTCCCTATACTATTCCACCAATAGCATATTTCTTTTTATTTATTTTTCTTTTCATATTATACTAATGATTGTCTGTAAGTCGTATTGACATTTAGCAAATTAAACTCTTTCTAGTCATTACAGTCTATAATGAATTCACATATTAAATACTTACCTCTAAGTCTTCCTGGATATGAGTAAGGATCTGTAGCATTCTCTTCTCTACCAATAGCAAAACGATAAGTATCTTCTCTATAGTCAATAGCATAAGTACCTGTATAATCGTCTTCTAATGCCTAACCTCTCTAATGCTTAGTTTCAAAGTTTATATCAGTAAGCATTTCATCTATATTAGTAAAGTATCCACCAAAGTAAACGTTATCAAATGTTTTTGTTATATTCGGGTTATCATTTACAACATACTTAATCTTACAGGTCATAGTACTATCTTGGAAGTCGGCATTCTCTTTAAAGATTTTATCTTTAATATACAATAACTTATCAGAGAATGAAGCGTGCTTGTCTGGTACGAATGTATAGAAAGATGTAAAGCCTCTCGTCCTCTCATTATATACCAGTACTACATCATCAAAACAGAACTATAACTCATTAAACTTATTATCATACAATGCATCATGTACTGAACGAGGAGTAAGATTTAACCAGCTTTGTACTGTATTCTCTTTAGATATCTTATTGACGCCATTAGCTAACTGGCAAATCTCATTCTTATCTTTATCAAACCAGTATAGAGCAGAACCAGAGTCTATGATACTAGGATCATTTACTATAGATGAACCATTACCTGTAGTAACATAGTCATACCTAGAAAGTACATCACCAGTACCAAGAGTGAGACCACCTACATTATTATCTTGTATCAAAGATCTTTCATTTACTGCAGCAATGCCTAGAGAAGAATCTTGCCAGAAGTATAGTGAATTATTAAAACTCTTCAGATTAGTAACACTACCATACTAACTATCTACGTCTAAGTAATTAGCTACTTTAAACTATGAGAAACTATCTGATATTTCATCATTAGTCTTTAACTCTGAATAAAGTATTCTATTGTTATTTATAGTAGAATCTTTGGAATACATTCCAGATGGTACAAAGTACTTAGCATTACTCTATGCAGAATAAGCATCATTATATGCATAATAAGGTTTATTCTGTATATGATAGTTACCAAGAGTACCACCAGTAATAGTAGTAGATAAGTAAACGTCAGTATAAGTACGATCTCCTTCACAGCTTCTACTAGTAGTATCACCATACTGTAAATTTAGATTGATACTAGTTTCAAACGGAATGAAGTCTGTCATACTCATTTGCGTATTATCTGGATCTCCACCACCAATTTCTGGATTGGGCCAAATACTACCAGTTCTATGATCTAATATTCCCAGATATGTATCACCACCAAATACCCAAGGATTACTAGTATCTCCTACTACTTTAAAGTATCCAGTACTTACATAAGTAGAGTTAGTTCTAGCAACATATGTATTACCATTGTAAGGTATTATGTCCCTCTTAATATTCACTACAGGGATGTCCCATAAGCCTCCATAATTTCCTGTGCCATATAAGTTGCCTTTTAGTATATTATTAGCATACATGTGCTCTGTATTAGGAGAAAGTACACTATTGAATGTATCAGTAAAGTCATTCTTACCTTGAACAATAGCACACTTACCAAAGTAGCAAGCTTTACTAATAGTATCACTATACTGTTCATCGTCATTTCTAACATGAGCTAGATTTAAGTAAGAAATATCTCCTATAGATTGATAGTATGTTCCCTTATTAGTAATTGCATTCTATTCAAGTATCTGAGGAAATATAGCATTATCTTCTATATCAACTGTGAGTCTCTTGTACCCTATTATTTCACCATCATCGTCGTATAAATAATCTCCACTATGATATGGTATATATCTCTTAGCTATAAGATTAGGAATAAAATAACCAAGTTCAGTATGTTGTAGCACTAACGTTGGATCTCCTACTTCGCTGTCTATATTACAAGCTGAACCAGATAATGTGAGCTAAGGATATCTAGTATTAGTATATGTCTATACTGTATCAGCTGTAGATAAGAATACTCCATATTTAGGATGAAAAGTAGCACTAGCTGTAGAGTAGTCGGCTGTATCTATTTTCTTCTCTGAATGTAAGATATACAAATGATCTAGATAACAACTCTTCATATAGCTTAACATAGAATCACCATTAATATCTAATTCTGGGCTTATAAGTGCACCGTAGTTCTTTCTTACTAAAGTAGAAAGTAGTTGACCATTTTTATAGCGTGACATTCCAGAACTTCTAAGTTCTTCTAATGCTCCAAATGTACTAGCACTAAACCTATATCTTAGAGGTATACAAGGTCTACAGTCTTGATCAGTAGCTAACTGGTCACCAGCATCTAGATACTTATAAGGATACGAAGTAATCTGAGATAATACAGATTGCATCACTACTGTTCTATCACTAGCTGTCCTTTCACATCTTACTATTTCGTAAGATACTACGTCTTCTGGTAAGTTCTACACATCAAAGTATACACCTAAAGTTCTACCAAATAGATATTCTCCAGCAAAGAAAGCAGGATAGTCTTTAGCATGAGGCATACGTATATCACCAATCCAGTGTACTGGAGAAGCTACATTTTTACTATTGTAGAGTACTATACCAAATCTATATATCTCATCCCTCTAGTATCCTTTATATCTTGAATCTATATTAGGATCTGCAAAGTTTAATTGATAGACACTGTTTATATCTTCAATGCCTATAGGCGAATCGTTGTCTAACCAATTAAAATACATTCTATACTGATCACTACTAGTAAAAGAAGGAATATCTATCTTAGTCTAATCTCCATTAATCACATTAGAATATATAGATCCCATTTTATCTAGATTAAGCATAGTATAGACGAATCTATAGCTAATGTTTAATCCGGAACCACCTAGATATTTACCTCTCCAGTGCTAATCAGGATTAATCCATATATTACTATACTGACAATTCTCTTCATCAGATGGTTGACCTTTAACAGTATTATAAGGATTTATACAATCATGATCTTCTGGTATACTTTCATACAGAGCTTTTAACTCAGCTTCATCAGTAGGTAATACTTGAGATATATTTCTAGAAGATATACTATCTCTAAGTATTAACTTACCATCTTTATTAGTTCTATAAGCTCTAGCATCATAAGTAGGATTCCAAGTATCTGTTACTGTATTAGCAGCGAATAATCTATTATCTTTTTTCTCTATAGTAGCTGGTATAAATGCTACATTAGTAACACTATTGAATTCTTCTAAAGTAATAGTACTGAGAGTAGAATTACCATTATCTTCATAGGTTATTTCATCTACGTTAGTTGGTATCTTTACTTCGCCAGTTATCTCAATAGTAGGAAGCTCTGTTCTATCTTTATAGAATATTCTATATACTCTAATATAGTCATATAAGTAACCGTAATGAAGATTATCTTCATATGATAGAGGTATATTTATAATAACAGATTTGTTAGAATTAACATTCTTTTCACTACCTTTATAGTCATTTAAACTTTCTGATCCATCACTAGTAGTAAGATGAACAAGACCTGAGATAGGAGATATTAAACTTTCATTACCTCTAGCATTGAATAACTGATAAGCATACTGAACCATACCAGTCTTTAAATTACCTGTACCTAACTTATTTAAAGTAGGAGGCGTTAAAGTGGAGTTAGTAATCATATCTAAGAAATCAGGCTTTGTAATAAAACCATTAATATCTAATAGAGGATTATCTACTCCCGGTTCGTATACATATCTATTATCCATTAAGGATATTACTCTAATGTAATGCTCTCCGTCTGCAATATACAGTTTAATATTAGTATCAGATTCATAGTTCGCTACTAACTTTATACTACTACTTTCTGTATAACCTAATTCTCCAGATACAACTGTTACACTAGTGAGTGGAGGATTATTATAATTAGATATTCTATATATACTATTAATAGTCTTACCTTCAAATGGAAATGAAGTTAAAGCAACAATGTATTTATCTACTGTAACTACAGCAAGAACTTTTTCTCCTTCTCTTTCAAATATATCTCCTTCTACTTTCAGTGTATCCTATATGTTCTAAAGCATACCAGTATTGCCATCATCATTAGTAATGATGCGAACATTCTCAGCATATCTATACTGAGTGTTAGGTAGAAGCATGATATCAGTATCCATGTTCATACCGGCTGCAAAACTATTCGTCTAAAATATATTTGACATCATAAGTTCTAATTATATATTATCTGTTCATCTCCAGTAGTAGAAAAGAAAGTAGAATGATCGTCAAACTCTGGATAGAGTTTAGTCCAAGTATTCTTAATGGTTTCCATTTCATCTGAAGTATTAGGCATCATAGCTTCAGCGTAAGCTTGCTTACGATAGAAGTTATATGAGTTACGTATATCATAATAATCTCCTTGGCTGATTTCTCCCTTTAGTTTCTTAGGATACATCAGTTTCATTACTACATACCAATAGATAGCTTCTTTATATGATTCTAAATCTGGTATCATAGGCATACCATCCATATCACTATAGTTAGCATAATATGATACTTTAACAAAACCTTTTGGTATATTTAACATAATGTAACCAGGTTTAGTCATATACTATAAATCACAACTATACATAGTAGCGTCTGAATGACCAGAAGAGTAATTACCAATATATCTACCATTGTTAGTAGGTACAGTAAATTGGTTTACTAATACTCCTAAGGTCTATCTGATATTAGGATCTTCGTTTAATTTGTCTAATGCCTATCTATCGTCTGTATAGTTGAAAAGATTCTTAACTAATGGGATAATACCCATATCTGGTATAAGCATCTTATCGTCAAAGCAACACTTCTCATCACTCAGACAACTATCATCTAAACACTGTTTAGCTTTACAATCATGGAATACACCAAAGCTAGAAGTACATTTACGCATAGGTAACCAACCATTACTCTTCTATGAAGAGTAAGCTACCTAACCTAATTGATATAAATCACAAGGTAATTGAGCTTGGTGACCTATTACTGGTATTACTTCTACTTTGTGTTCATACTATTGTATAGCTCCAATCTTTAATACACATTCTTGAATCCATTCTCGAATATCTGTTATACGTATTTGATCTTCTTTTAAGTCTAGATCTGCAATAACCTTTGCTATAATTGTCCCCGATGATATTAATTTATTATTTATCATAATTCTGGGTAATCTTTTTTATTTTCTTTTATGAGCTTACATAAGTCTCGCTTATTCTATCTACTTGCTATAAACTAGTATTTACCTTTATTAATAAGCAAACAATTCTTCTTTGACCAAAAAAATCTATACTTAAAAAAATTACTATGTTCATTAAGTAAGTATACTGGTTTACCTGTTTCTCTAGTTGCTTTCCAATCCCACCTAAGACTCTTACCTGTATATTCTTTAGGTTGATGTTTAATAATCTATAGAGTACCTAATCTGCACGGAAGTTTAAACTCTTTACAGTCAAGCATAATTGAATCTCTAATATGCTTAAAGTAATCTGTTACTATACCTTTAAAGGTCTTTAGATTTACATCATACTAAGTATTAGGCTCAGTATATTCTTTGTAACTTATGTAATAATCTGCAATAGTATAACATTTTCTGTTATATATTAATCTCTCACTCATCTACTATATATATTCTGTGTATTATCTTTAGAATCATTAGTAGTGTCACTAGGCATCTGTACTAATGTTCTTAGTTCTCTCTCTAATATCATCTATGTGATAGTAGGAATCATTGCCCCGGGAATAGGAAAATCGGCATTAGGATCAAAACAATCCACGAGTTCCGTAGGATCTTCTGCGATAACATCTATGCTAATATACTCAAGTTCGTTTTCATCCCCTTCCAAGTATATCTTGTTGCCTTTGACCCAAGCTATATAATCTTTACATGTTGCTTTCCTGTACTTCTAATATTTTTGTTTGGTATAACTTCCAACTTGTATAATGTTTCCATACATGTCTCTTACATTAATTACTCCTGGTCTATAGTTGAAGTCAATCAACTTAGGGAGATCTCTATCTCCTACATATATATTCTTACCAGGTACCTTCTCTATCACATCAATATGAATAGGCTCAATAGTAGTAAGGTACAATGGATTTATATCCCTACCTTTATCTACGTCCTACTTAATCAACATAGCTCTATAAGCTATGATCCATTTCTCTATTTGTATCCTACTTAAGTGCTCTGACTCTGTAATATTATTATTACGAGCAATCAGTAGAATGTTATCAATGAGCTCATTTAATGACATATTTCTTAATAAATTATAACGTTATCCTTATAAAACGCATTTAGAGCCCTCGTGAGGCTCTTTCTGTTTAAGGGTATACAATACCTAATTATAAGTAATAGCGCTTCTTACGCAAGCTTAAAACAAAAAAAGGTTGATCTTATTGATCAACCTCATTCATTACATTCTACATGTTCTCTGGTAGCATACTCTTCATAGGCTATGGTACTATCTAACTAGCTTGTTTAATTATATTCTTTAGTTCATTAACTTCATTCTATAATTCTTTTATCTTAGGATCCTCCTTAGGCTATTTCTAGTAGGCTGTGAGTTTGTCTAACAGTATTTGACACTTGCTCATCTCCTCATCACACTTAGCTATAGATTCTTTTCTAGCTTTATAAGTATCATATTGATTCCTCAGAATGTTTATGATATCTTGTTTATCTGTGGATATTGTTAATCCAATATTATTATCAGTAATAATGGATCTATCTTCTGGAATTGTGAACTTCTTCTGTT